GAACGCCAGTGCGCCTTATTGGGGCATCTGATTTTATTAATGACAAACCTATGATATTTCATACATATAACGAACCTATAGAAGGAAAAGCCTAGTGGCAGCGTCAGATCATCTTTCTCCGGCTCAGCTACGCGCCCACGTTCAACAACACTTGGATGATCGTTATGATTATGCCGAATGGCCTCAACATTATGCTACTTCCGAATGCGCCGAAGGCGAGTGCGGCGAAGCATCCGAAGAATATGCAACAAAAGCAATAAAAGATGGTCATAGCGTTGTCTTACACACCTATGTTATGCCAGACGATGTTCATCAAAAATATTTTAAAACGCATTTTTTTCCCGGACACACTGTCGCAAATGTACAAACATCTCGTGGACCGTACATCGTTGATTTAACCCATCGTCAATATGATGAAAAAGCACCATACCCACTTGTAGAACCACGGCGTAAATTTTTAAAAAGAAAATCAATGAAACCGTTTAAAACTTATGACGTTGAAAAAAAGGAAAACACACCCAACAGTTTTTGGTTTACTGAGTCTAGTAACAATCCAATAGAAGGTAGGGATTGATGGCAGCCTCAGACCACCTTTCTCCGGCTCAGTTACGTGCCCACGTTCAAGCCCATTTAAAGAATTTACCTTATTCCTACGACACTCCAGAATGCGCTGACGGGCAGTGTTGGGATGCAACAAAAAACTATGTTGGAGAAGCTGTAAAAGACGGGCACGATGCCTATTTTCAAACTTATGACATCTCTGAAGATACCGATTGGGAAAGCCTTCCACATGCCCACACGCACACCGTTGCCGGTGTACAAACATCTCGCGGGCCTTACGTAGTCGACCTGACACATCGTCAATTTGATGCAAAGGCTCCATACCCGCTTATAGAGCCTCAACATCGGTTCCTAAAGCGAAAAACAATGAATGTTTTCCCGTATGTCGACATTCATGGTCCATATGGTCCAGATCATGCCGAAACGTATTGGGACGAACGAGAACTGCCGGATGGAACTATACTTTAACTTTAATGGCAGCCTCAGACAACCTCAACCCAGACCAGTTGCGAATGTTTATGCAAGCAAAAGAACTGATGGATGTTCCAACCCGAGAATGGCTTTCTGAGCCGTTTATGTCTTCAAGAACCATGCGAGAAGATTTGGGGCTTTACATTGGTAAACTTCGAGAATCCCATATCGGATCCGAGCACGACGTGCATACTCCCAAAAAACCGGGTAAAAAGAGCTTGTATCAAAGTGTAAAAGATGAAGGAGTAAAGCACTTTGTGACGTTGAAACAGGGTAAACAAATCCTAATTAACAATGGACACCACAGGATTGCAGCAGCCAACGATGTTAATCCTGATATGTTCATACCAGTGCGTTATGAGTAGCGGGCAAGAGTGCGTGCATTCAACGCACCAATTTCACGCCAACTCCCGCACGAGACGCTTATAGATCTTCACAACGTTAGCCGACCACGGAAACGGTTGCCCTTGATGCGGGCCGCCGTCGGCGGTGTCAGCCGACGCCCATTTCACCGACCCGCCGGGGCCGACATATTTGCCGTTCTCCCAACGGCCCGAGGCGTGGAGTTTCCCGTCAAGAATATCAACGATGGTGGTAGCCTTGTTTTTGATAAGGATTTCGCATGCCCGCGTCACTTGGTCGCGGACACCAGCATACTTGTAGGTAGACCCCGAATCGTATGAGCCAACGCCGAGACCGTTGCCTTTCAGGCCGTCACCTTTGGTGAACCAGTGTGTTTCGGCCATGCCTATCGCCACGATAAGAAGCGGGTCGACGCCGTGCTTCCGGCAGATACGCCGCACCAAAACCCAGTCCTCTTCGGGTATACCTGCGGGAGTCATCTTAAAAACCTCGCTGCTTCGATCATGTAATGCATGTGGTTAAAGTCGCGGATGCATGTGGTTAAAGTCGCGGTCGTATACGACTGGAACGTAATACTCTTGTTTGGTCGTCTTTTCTGCGTTCAGGGCAGCCACCACACGGTGGTGTCCTTGACCCATCGTGTATTTTGGGTACTTTGTTGCGTAATTCTGGGACGAAGGAGGAATGATGATAATGGGGTTAAGTACACCCGACGTCTTCACCGATACATTAAGGTCTTTGTGTCTTTCTTTCATGTCTCTTTTCTTCCATGCCCACAAATTACGCATCGTTCTTTCTCTGTCCGATATCCAACGACGGTCAACGGATTCTTTTACTAACTTTTGCACTTCGTGGGGACGCATAAACATTCTTAGTTGCTCGTGATGGAGATGGTCAGAAGCAGCCATTATTTACCTTTTTCATCATACAGGTTTTTATTGGCAGCCATTATTCAACTCTCTTTATAATTTTAAAACCTTTTTCACTAAAGTACGCGGTTTCACCAAACCCGGGCTGGGTGTGCTCATCATAAGCGACCTCGTATACAACAGGTCCGTACAGGCGAGCTTCGTTGATGTCAGTAGTTGCGTGGGCAATCTTCCAATTTGGATCCCACCCGTCCTTTACGCGACCACTGTTTTTAAATGGGCGTACTTTTCGAGTACGTGGCAAAAATGGTTTTGAAGTCCCATGAAACAATTTAGGGTTTAAATTGTCGGCAGCAGACATTATTCCTGTTCCCAACTGTGTCGTGAGTCTTGTTTGCGTGGAGGAAGGCGTTTACTGACGCTACGTGCCCAGGCGTCACCATCGTCAGTGCGATCCGTGGAGTGTCTAGGGGGTTGTACGCCCCTGGTTGTTTTGGCAATCTCATGGGCGTAATGCCACATACCAGTAGCAATTCCTTGCCTACGGTAATTCCCTTCAACAAAGAGATTAGTAATGGCCCTGCTGCCACGCGGATACCATTCGAGCTCTCCGACGTAGTCCGATCCGTCTTCAGCAACAACCTTGTGCCGTTGCTCTTTACCAATGGGCGAACGTGGGTTTCCTTTTTCAAACCTGAATTGGACACCATTGATATTGTCTTTGGCAGCCATTAGTCGTAACCCAGTTTTTTCTTAACCATGTTGTTGATTTTCAATATCTGCTGAATGTTTTAGTTGGTCCTTTTTGTATTGTGGAAGAGTGTGGTACATAGTGGACCAATTTTCTTTCCATTTTTGTATTTCTGGATGGTCTATTGCATCTTTCCAGTCATCCCAGTCAACAGCGGTGTGTTTGGCAATTAATCCAATACGCTCGTTTTTTGGAGTATCTGACGGTCCAGCCCATTGTTCATCGGGAACATACCCCCATTTAAAACTTTTACCATAATGTTGGTCCCAATTAATATGTTCAGAAGCAGCCATTAGTCAACGAGCTTTCCGTCTTTAAGTGGTGGTAAGTCTCCTCCAACCTTACGTGCCCAACTATCTCCGGCTTTGGTTCGTACATCTGAATGTCTAATAGGGGCAATTGTTGGATCTTGTTGTGAAAGGCTTTGGGCAAATTGCCACATTTTGGTTGCTATGCCTTTTCTTCGTAAGTTTGAATCAACGTGGACATTGCCCATCTTCCCTTCAGAGTCCCAAACCATACGCGCAACCGCTCCCCCAGACTCCGCTTTGACAACACTAATGTTGTGTTCCGAATACGGAACGTTTTTCCAACGGGTGTATTGCAGCTGCAAACCATCAAATTGCGGACCGAAAATTGGCATTATGATTCCTCCCGGTTTAGTAGTTCATCTTCGTCTTCATCCCAGTTGTAGTCGTTTGGTTCTGGGCGTTCTGACAAATTTTTGTTGTAAATAGACCAGGCCCACTCATCTCCGGGTTTAGTCCTAAAGCGAGACGGGATTGGTTTTGGATAATGAAGTGGCTGATTTTTGTGCGCTTGCATTGCGCGCTTCCACATTTCAGTTGCAATTCCTTGTCGCTGATATGCCGGACTGACAGACACGTGCTCAAGTTGTTTTTCGCTCCACGCCAGGTTTCCGACCTTTAACCCCGTATTAACGTCAAATGCTGTTATTTCAGCAGAATCTTCGTCTTCATTAAAAGGGCTATAGTGAAACTGAATAGCATTGAGAGAGTTTTTTGCCGACATTAATAAACCCTTTATTAATCTAAAAACTCGTTTGCTAGCTCTTTAAGATGATCTGCGTAAAACTTTTCCTCATTCTCTGAATACGTCACCGGTACGTACATGCTGGGGTCAATTTCGTTTGCTGCGGCAATTCGATGGTTTCCATCTAAAATGTACAGTTTTTTTGGTGTTTTTATATCAGTTCTTACTGGGTGCACAAACCCTAAATTAACGGGTTTTAAAACTCCGTGGTCGAGCACGCTGTCTATTAGCCCAGAGTCTTCAGCTTCTCTTATTTTCGCATGGCGTACGTCATCATCTTGCCATAGGGTTTTAGGAAGATGTTCATCTTGAATTTCTAAACCGTCATCAACATCTCTTGATGGTAGATCTATCAACTCGTGTGCTTGAATAAACATACGTAATTGCTCTCCATAGAGATGCTCTCTGGCGGCCATATCGTCAACCATTTTACTTTATAATTAAAAAGTCATGGCTAACCACATTGCAAGCATTCCTCGACCCATGTACGGCTACGTAAAAAACGAGTTTTTGTATGACATGCAGGAGGGGTTTGGGGAAACCACGCCCGCATTGTTGTTTGGGTTGTCAGCTCTACCAAATAGGGCTTGGGGCATTTCAGCACTGTTGTCAAATGGGGCACTAATCCAACATTTACCTGTTCATGCGTTTCTTAAGAATGAAACCAGCCCCCATAACCACCAGTTAGGCGAATTACAAGTTTGGGCATGCTACGGGCATGCTTTTGGGGTGGAAGAGTATTCTGCGCTTTCTGAGCTGTCAGTCAGGGCATATTTGAAAGGATTGTGGGAATCAGGTCATTATTGGTTTACTGCCGCCCCATACGACGATGTGTACTCACGGACTCCGGACCAACACAAGCATTTCAACTTCGTATGGCTTGATTGCGGATATTTGGCTACGTTGCCGGGAAATCGACTGTTGGTGCATGACCCGTCGTTTACGGTGGACATGCCCAAGTGGGGAAATCGCCCACGTTATAGAGTTAATACTCAATATTGGTATCCCGAATCGTTTGATCAAAAACCCCAATTTGATGCGGTCATTGATGACCACACGGCCTAATCCTAATGTAACTTGTGCCCAGCATAAGGGGTAATTTCTAAAATATTATGTGGCGCAATTTTTCCCATGTGCAAAACAGAGCCTGTTTGTTTTAACGAGTTTTTCCAATCACTGTTGTCCCTAAGTTGTGTTTTATCAAAATTTCTTGATTGGTAGGTATGAACAGGGTCTTCAAAAGAATTGTTATCGGGAACCAAATTTCTTGGATTTGCCCTAACTGTAATGATTGACGATGGTACCTCAAACCCACCGCCACGTGAGTCGCTTTGCAAAAGTGCGTAGTGTTCTGCAAGTTCCCAATCATTTGTTAAATATGGGCTAATTAAACCTTGAGCTTTAATGTAGTCAACGTTTTCACTAGCAGTTGCATGAAACAAATGCAAATGAAATTGAGTATCACTAATATGATCTTTAGCTGCCATGTTTAATGTACTCAGCATCAGCTTTTTCCAATTTTTCACGAACACCCTCTTGAATGTCTTTCGTGCCTACATGACGAACTTTGCCCTGCGTGATGAGCTGTTTAGGAACGATGTACGAAATGCTTCCGCTGTCCTCGACATAGTTTCTGTATGGTAAAACCACGTTGCGCTTGAGCGCGTCTTCTGGTCGTGCTGAGACTGTTTCCCACAATTCCTGCTGTTTGTTACGCATTTTTTCAGCAAACTCCTTGGGCCGACTATCCATGACGTATTTGGCGTCTCCGTGCGTCACTGGGTCTACTACGTCTGAGTCTATTTCGTATTCGTGTAGATACCTTCTATATGTGTGCCTAGCCGCTGATTCTGTTCCCATGTGAAGAACGTCTGGGTGAACGTTGTTTCCTTCCCATGTTGCTATGTGTTTTGTTACTGTGTGAGGTGGCTGCTTACCATATGACATGTGAAAAACCCTCAATTGAAACTGAGGATTACTAATATGGTCTCTAGCTGCCATGTTTATTGTTCCCAAAAGGGCTTTAAATAGCCACCAGACGGTTTTCCGATTTGTGGGTAACCATCGTCTGGAACACCCATTTCTCTCTTGACGTATTTGTGAACGTCTTCAATTTCACCACCCTCGTATGGGATTCTAAATTGTTGGCTGCTTAAATGTTTGACATAGCCCCTATTGACAGCATTCTTTGAAATTACAAATGAATTGGAGCCGGGGTCTTCCCAACGGTTGACGTATCTGTGAACAAAAGGTTCATTGCGTTTTCCCTTCTCAGGAACTTGTAAAGCTTCTACGTAGTCATCAGGTATTAGTTGTTCATCAGAATACCCTTGATCGTGCGGGTCTTCAAACGTAAGCATTGTGGGGCGGCGTATGATTTGATATGTGTGCAGATTGAATGACGGCTCAGGCCCCTCACCATGCTCAAATAACTTTTGATTTGCAGCAAAGTTTTCGTCTGCGTCTGTTATTTCAGGAAAGTGATCATCTGTATAATATTCATCCATTTGCTTGCTTGTTTGATACGCAGCCCGGTCAAGTGCGGCGTTTAACGTTCCTGCATGAAACGATGATTTACCAACGCCCCTGGCAAGGTGAGGAGCTTTGTGTTCTAAGGCATTTGCGTGGTAAACAATAAGCGGTTTTCCACGCCAAAGTGGCGAGTTTGGTTTTTTTATATTAGGCACTTACTTATTCTATCGTTAATTTACCTAGGGTATAATCTTGTAATGCCTCAACTTGGTTCACAGTTTAATAACACCTACACCGTTGAGTCGGGAGAAACCGCGTACAAAACAATCAAAGAAAAGAAAGATCCGGAATCCGGATTAACTCAGGTTGAAAAGCGGCAAGCTGAACAAATGGGTACATTTTTCAGAGATTACGAGTACGTTAAAGAGGAAGTCACCACTCCTGATAAGATTACCGACTACCAAGTCACAGAGTACCCGCAGGGAATGTTGTTTGCCCCAGAAACAGCCACATATAGACCTGGCGATCCTTTGTACCCCCACGAGCAGCGCCTTTCAGACATTCAGCAACTTTTTAAAATTAAGAAACTGTTACCAGAATCAAGTCGAGCCAAGGAAATACACGAAAACATTGCAAAAACTAATTTTTCAAAACAAGAACTAGAACAAACAAAAGCCAAGATTACGGTTCCGTCGATGCAGTGGCGCGTCGCCGGATCCTACAACCCCCTGCTTAATGAAGTGAACATGCGAGCCGAGTCGCTGGACAAATATCATGGTGGACGGGAATACGATCAAGAAACGTTTGCTCACGAACTTGGTCATGCATTTGATTCGCATCTTCGAGTACCTTTTTTTGAAAAAAGAAGGACCGGGTTGTCCTCGGTAGGTGGGGAAAGGGTGATGGAGGAGAGGAGAGGAAAGTCAGTTATTTCGCCAACTTCAGAAGGAATTGCTGACGGCATAGCTGAACGTTACGCAGTTACCAAAAAACTAGATTTTGAAAACGAGTCAAGACTCCACCCTTCCCACCCACTTCGCACAGAAGACTTGGTGCGCAGGGGTGGATACACCACAAGGGCTAAGTATTGGACAAACAAACAAGAACAAGCTTTGTACGCCGCAACTCGTCTGCACGTGGGAATGCATGGTATCAACGGAATTAGTCAATTACCAAAAATAAACGAACTTATTGACAAGCATTTACATGAAAGTGGTACAAAATGGTTAGAAGAAAAAAAGCGAGAAAACGAAGATAGGAAAATAAGTGAACCCGAATACGAGGCACCAAGGTTAGGTTCGTACGATTACCTAAACGCACCAACATTTAAAAACGAAGCACGGGCGTTGTTTTTAGGACAACTTCTTCATGAAAATCCAGTTATCCATGAAAGCATGCATCAACTTGGGTTTAGTGGGGTTGCAAACCACGCTGTTGATACGTACAAATATCACGAAACTGTGCACCAACGAAAGCAAGCCCAAAACCAACTAAAACTGTGGGATGATCCTGAACCCAAGTTGACCCCCCCTAAAAAACTTACTCGTGAACAAATGCGCAGGGATGATTATAAACCAAAGAATCAAGATAAAAAGGATCGTCTTGACAGAATATTTGGTGGGTGGGGCCGATGATGTATTATTGCCATACATATGAGTAAACAATTAGGTTTGGGTGACTACGGAAAGCAGCGAATTAAAAGCTTGCTGTCATCTTTGGGAACTCCTTTAAACCCCAAAGAACAAAAACTATACACAACACTTGGAATTTTACGTATTAATGAACAAAAATCGACTAAGTGAACAATTTTTTTCGTCATACGAAGACGAAGACGAAAACGTAGACGACAGGTGGAAATCTCATTTAGGCAAGAAAAATAGGATGTCGTCCGGGGATCGAAGATCCAAAAAGAAAATTAAAAAGTTTCATAAGGATAGTTGACATTGAGCAAAGGCACTGATAACGTATGGTCGTGACGTACACTATCACAACCCCGGCGCTAAACGACGCCCGAAACCAAGCAATCAATCTTGCTAAGGCGCAAGGCTATACAGCGTTTATGGTTTTGTCCATTGCACAGACCGAGTATGGTGTGTACGAGGTAACACTACAAGTCAACTAGGGGCAAAACATGGGTAAAAAGAAAATGACTTTTGAAGAGTGGTTGGAATACGGGGTCTCTCAAAAGTGGTGTTTGTGGCCTGTGTGCTACACCCATGACGGCGTTCCTTTAACTATTGAGGAAGAGTTTGAATTTGACCAGGGGCATGATCCCTGCGTCCACGTGGTTCGGGTTTTGGAAAGCCCAGAAGACTGGAAAGAAGCTCTCCAACACATGGGATCCCATCTCCCATACCGTATGCCAGCAGATATGGTGCCTCCCGACATCGAGTAGAATATTGGGGTGGTTGACGTAATTGACACCCCAGATTCCGAAGATACCAGCGAGCAGTGTGTTCGCTGCGGTTGTCGGATGCGCCCAGAGCATGCTCACTACAAATGCACTAATTGTGGATGCAGAGATGCCTGTTGTGAGGGGGTGTACTGATGGGCACTGAGCAACACCTTAATTGGGATCAGCATGCCCTAACCGAAGGCAGGATACGCAGCTTAACTAGGGACGATGCTCATAGGGAAATGTTGGGAAGAGTGTCCCAAGGATCAACTAGGGTAGCGGGGTTTTTGTTAAAAAATGGTCATATACAACTTCGAATTGAAGGAGACGGGTTGGTACACATTGCAAGCACCCCATCTGATCATCGAGCAGTTAAAAATAATGAGGCCAGAATTCGTAGACAGATGGTTCAAATTGGGCACGATTTTCCCAGAAAAAAACACGGCCAATGATTACTACTGTTAATTATTCTATTACACGTGGGCTGCCGTGGGATCGTCAAATTAGTGTAAAAAGTCGACAAACTCGCTGGTGTTTAAAAGTATCGGACCCTAACGCCTACATTCAGGTTGATGACAACCATAAAAAGGAAATTTACGCCACTGTTATAAGGAACCACAATATACTGCTGTCTTTAAACGAAGATGAGACTTTGGATTTGCCTGAAGGCTATCTGTCGTATGATGTTTGGGCAACTGTTAATTCTGTTTACCAACCAATAGCTAAGGGCCGACTTGCCGTCAGCACTTATGGAGCAATCACCCCATTGGAGGATGACGACGCAATGGAACTTCGATACACACAGCGAACGGACTATCGTCGGACCTTTTCGTGGAAAGACGAAGACGGGGATGTTTTGATTGTTCAAAATGCTTTTATGCAAGCTAAAGATGCTAGTGGAACAGTAGTCCTGGACATTCGTTGGTACAACTCACCGCCTAGTGAAGACACCATTGCCAGCCTTAATCCAGCTAATAGACGTGGGTACCTTGCCCCGGCGACGGGAGCAACCTTGCAATTACACATTTCTAATCTTAATACAATTGCCTCCGGCAGTTACACCTATGATTTGTTTGTAAAAGACTCTGCAGGTGACTGGGACCAAATGGTTAAAGGCACACTTGTTGTTGAAGAGGCCGTGTCGGTAGAGCCCGTATGACCGTTGAGATAACCAGAAAACGTAAAACCGTTTCTGTAAAAGAAAAAAAATCTAACATTATTCAGGTTACTGAGCCGGGCGTAGCTGGACCTCCCAATGTTTTGACCATTGGAACTGTTACCACTGGGCAACCTTCCGCCAGCATCACGGGTGTTTCTCCCAGCCAAGTTCTTAATCTTGTCCTACCCGCTACGGGTAGACATATCCATACTCAGGGAACTCCAGCCACTACATGGACAATAAACCATGCCTTGGGCGGATATCCGGGGGTGTTTGTTGTAGACAGCGCACAAACGGTTGTATACGGAGAAATCACGTACACTAACACTTCACAAGTTGTAGTAAACTTTTCATCGGCGTTTTCCGGATACGCCTACTTAACGTAAGGACCTTGTAATGGCTCAAAAGTTTTTGACAAATATTGATCTTAACCAAAATCAATTGCTTAATGCCACTTTTGAGGTTCTTGCTACAGACCCCAACACCGGTAATTTTGATGGTCGATTGATTTTTAATAGCACCGAAGGTGTTATTAAGGTTTACGACGCTGGTTTGCCGGGATGGCGCAAGGCCCTTACAAGTATTTCATCGGCGGGTTCTTACGCCGCAGCGCTTACCGTTAGTGAGTCTAATGGGTCTGTAACGGTTACTCCAAACCTTTCGGGTTCTGGGGCAGCCGGTCTTATGTCATCTGGGGACTACACAAAGTTGGCCGATGCCACTGCTGATGCCACTGCAAGCAAATTGGTTATTCGTGATTCTAACAGTCAAGCAAAGTTTGGACCCCCCACTGATCCAGCACATGCCGCGACAAAGGGATACGTTGATGCCGCACGTTCTGGTTTGGATGTTAAGCAGTCGGTTCGAGCCGCGACAACTGCCCCCATCAACCTTGCCACTGATCTTGAAAATGGCGACACTCTTGATACGACTGTCACCCTTGCTACTGGTGATCGTGTCCTTGTTAAAGACCAAAGCACAGCTTCTGAAAATGGTATTTATATCGTTCAAGCGTCTGGTGCAGCAGTTCGTGCAAGTGATTTTGACTCTGATGCTGAGGTAACTCCGGGTGCATTTACTTTTGTTGAAGAAGGTACGGTTAACGCAGATAGCGGTTGGGTGCTCACAACCGACGGAACAATTGCCCTTGGATCTACGGGGCTTACGTGGGCATTGTTCTCTGTTGCTGGAACAATTCTTGCGGGTAACGGTCTTTCTAAAACTGGAAACGTCCTCAATGTCAACGTTGTTGACAATCGCACGGCCATCACGTCTGATGCAGTTGACATTGCTTCTACTTACGTCGGTCAAGCAAGCATCACAACTCTTGGCACTATCACAACTGGTACGTGGGATGCAACTGATGTTGCAGTCACGGCTGGTGGTACTGGGTCGTCTACTGAGTCTGGCGCTCGTACAAACCTCGCTTCTGCTGCGGCTGAAGCATCTGGTCGCACCACTTCCACTCCGACCCTTGCTCGCGTTGCCAAACAGGGGTGTGCCGCTAGCGCTTCGGGAGTCTCCACCACTGTAGTAACCCACAACTTTGGCACTACTGATGTTGTTGTCCAGATTTACGAAGTTTTAACTGGAGCAACTGTTATTGGTGATGTTACTCGTTCCAACGGTAATTCTTTGTCAATTGTTCTTTACGGAACGATTTTGGCAAATGATTACATCATTGTTGTAACTGGTTAACAAAATATAAAGCCTTGCGGGGCTGACATAGAAAGCGATTGAGGTCGTGGCTCAAAAATTTACAGTACCCATTACTGTTAAACAGTTGACATCAACCGGTTCTGATGCCATCACCGTTTTTATTGACGCAGATGTTTACGCAAGATTAAAACTTGAAGCTGGTGGACGCATTACATGGGGTCCCGGATCTGGCGCTGGAGATACAAACCTTTACAGGGATTCTGCCAACGTTTTAAAAACAGACGACACATTTAAGGCTAATGCTCTTTTTGTCAACGATATTCAAATTGACCCATCGGGCGCAAGTGTTGATCATGTTCTTAAATACAACGGTACAAAGTTTGTTTCCGCATCGGCAACCTTTGGCGGTGGCGGCGGTGGAGCATCGGTAACTGTTTCTAATACCGCGCCAGTCGGTCCAGTAATTGGGGATTTGTGGTTTGATTCCACTAGTGCCAAAATGTTTGTTTATTATGACTCCTATTGGATTGAGATTGGCAATCCTGGGGTGGGACAAAAAGTTACTGTTTCATCATCGGCCCCACCCACCCCGGTTCAAGGAGAGCTGTGGTTTGACTCTGACGATGGAACTACATATATCTATTACAATTCGGTATGGATTGAAATTGGCGCAACGGCAAGTGAATTATTAATTAACACAATTGATGCCAAAGGCGACCTATTTGTCGGCACAGCAGACAATACCGTTTCAAAAATTAGCGTCGGAACAAATGGGCAACTGTTGTCGGCTAACTCTTCCACGGCGACGGGTCTTGAATGGACGACCCCAAATTACGCACCGACTGTTTCTCCGACATTCACGGGAACGGTAACGCTTCCGTCGAGCACATCGATTGGTTCCGTTGACTCCACAGAACTCGGATATCTGGATGGCGTATCATCGTCAATACAGACACAGTTAAACGCAAAAGCATCGACGGGCAAAGCAATCGCCATGTCAATTGTGTTCGGAGGATAACTTATGGCAGCACCAAACATCGTGGGCGTAACGGCAATTAAGGGCAAAACGGCAGTTCTTGCCGTCACGACCACGCCCACGCCGATTCTCAAGAACGAGGGCAGTAGTGCGGGCACAACCATCGTCGTCACCAACAGCGGCGCATCGGCGTTCGTCGTCGGAGGCTCGAACAACGCGACGCTTTCCTTTACTCGCGGCGCAACCTACACCATTCAGGTGAATGCGGTTGGTCACCCTTTCTGGATTCAAACGTCTTCGGGCGCGTACAACGCCGCGAATGTCGTAACTTCGGGCATCACGAACAACGGCACAGAACTCGGTTACATCACGTTCCAGGTTCCCGCCGACGCGCCGAACACCCTTTACTACGCTTGCCAATACCATGCGACCATGGTTGGCACAATCAACATTACGGGTACGGCGAGCAACTCCAACAAGGTGTTGAAGGTGAACGCCCTGTACGTGGCGAACGTCGACGGAACCAATGCCTGCGACGTGACCGTGGACATCTTCAGATCGTCCACCGCGTACAAAATCGCCCACACCATCGCCGTCCCAGCGGACGCGACGTTGGACATCATCTCCAAGTCCATCTATTTGGAGGAAGGTGACGCGCTACGCGTCACCGCTGCGACAAATTCCGACCTTGAGGCTGTTTGCTCGTACGAGGAGATTAGTTGATGCGTAAGCGTGGTGGGAGAATTGGGCCGCTTCAAACGATAAGCACAAGCGTCGCTTCTGGTTTGTGGGATTTGACGACACAGCAACAAAATGTTGGCGTAGCAGTCTGGCCGTTTAATAGCGTATCTGTTGAATATTTAATTGTTGCAGGTGGTGGTGGGGGTTGCCATTGGGCTGGCGGCGGCGGTGGTGGGGCTGGCGGTGTTTTGTCTGGCACAAAATTACTAGAAAAAAACCTACAACATGTTTTTGTTGTGGGGGGTGGGGGAGCCCGTAATGATGGAAATGGTGGTTCTCAAGGTCTAAATTCAACTGGGTTTTCATTGACAGCGTATGGTGGAGGTCAGGGTGGTGGTGATTATGGCAACCCAACATCTGGTGGTTCTGGTGGTGGCGCTGGTCGTAATTACAGTGCGCAGGGCGGCACAGGAACGGCTGGACAGGGCAATAATGGCGGTTCGCGAGCTGGTATGGCTGGTGGTGGCGGTGGTGGTGCAGGGAGTTCTGGGAGTAATGCCAGTTCGGGCAATGGCGGTTCTGGCGGGATAGGACTTCTTTCCAGCATCAGTGGTACACCAACAAGATATGGCGGAGGGGGAGGTGGTGGAGCGCATGATGGGGATTCGATTGGCGGCGCTGGTGGACAAGGGGGAGGCGGCAATGCAAACAGTAATTGCGACAGTGCAAGTCCAGGCACTGCAAATACGGGCGGTGGCGGCGGTGGAGCATCAGGAAGAAGTTTGGCGTGCGGCGCGAATGGTGCTAATGGTGGTAGCGGAATTGTGATAATTCGCTGGTCGACCTCTAATCACTCCGCTGCTTCATCAACGACTGGCTCCCCGTCATACAACAACGGCGCTGGCGGATACCACGTATACACATTCAACGGCTCGGGCTCCATAACACTGTGAACACAGGAGGAATAACATGGCTCACTTTGCAAAAATAGAAAACGGAATCGTCACCCAAGTCATCGTCGTCAACAACGACGCGATTGAGGGAGGCGACTTCCCCGCCAAGGAACCGCTCGGTCAGGAATTCTGCACCGGGCTACTGGGCGGCGTTTGGAAACAGACTTCCTACAACGGCAACTTCAGAGGACGATACGCTGGCGTCGGCTACGCGTACGACGAGGAACTTGACGCGTTCATCTCTCCCAAGCCGTACGCGTCGTGGACGCTGAACGAGGAGACCACCGACTGGGAGGCGCCAGTTGCCAGACCAGCTGAAGGCATGTGGGTGTGGAACGAGGACGAGCAACGCTGGGACGAATTCGTTCAAGGAGAATAATTCGTGCCGCTGTCTTTTCCCGCTAACCCGACGATCAACCAGACCTACACTGAGGGTACTCGAACGTGGCGCTGGAACGGTACGACTTGGAAGGTCGTCTCTTTCTTAACGCCCTCAATTGTGGCTGGTTCAGTTGGCTCGAGCGAACTTGCCAGTAACGCCGTCACCACGGCCAAGATCGCCGCCGGTGCGGTGACTGCCGCGAAATTGGGAGGCGACATTTCGCTCACGCCTGCGGACGGTTCGATAACGGCAGCGAAAATCGCTTCCGATGCCGTGACCGAAGCAAAGATACTCAGCGGCTCCGTCACGCAGAACAAACTCGCCTCCGGTCTTTCTGGTATCACCGTCACCACCACCGCGCTAAGAGATTCGGTCATCACCAGTCCGTTCAACGGTCAGTTCGCGTTCATGACCGACACGCAGGCATTGCAAAGATGGAACGGTTCGGCGTGGACAGCGGCAATCACCACCGTTCCGACTGCCGCTCCGACGAGTCTCGCGGTGGTGAGCACGACCGAAACAACGGTGACGATTTCTTTCTCGGCTGGAGCGGACGGCGGCTCAACGATTACCAACTACCAATACGCTCTCTCCACCAACGGAGGTTCAACGTTTAGCGAGTACGTCGCGTTGTCGCCAGCGGACGGCACAAGCCCGATAACGATTACTGGGTTGTCCTTTGGAACTTCGTATCAAGTGAAGTTGAAGGCGGTCAATGCTCTCGGAACCGGTTCCAGCGAATCTTCCGCGCTGTCGTTCACCACTATCGGAATACCGATTCAGTATCTAGTTATTGCTGGTGGCGCGAGTGGCAGTGGTGGAACTGCTGGCGGCGGCGGCGCTGGCGGATATCGTTCGTCGGTAACTGGCGAATCGTCAGGTGGTGGCTATGCGGCAGAAAGCGCAATAACCGTATTGTCCAACACAATATACACAGTGACGGTTGGTGGCGGTGGTGCTGGCAGCGGTACTCAAAGTTACGGAAACAATGGTACAAATTCAGTATTTTCGTCAATTACTTCCATTGGTGGCGGTAGGGGCGCTTATACCCCAGGTACCAATAATGCATCAAGCGGCGGTAGTGGTGGTGGTGGTGCAAATTACGAGTTTCCAATAAGCCAACCAGGTACGGGAACGCCTGGTCAGGGTTATGGCGGTGCCACCGCTCCGGGCAACGGCGGTGGCGGTGGCGGTGGTGCTGGCGGAGCGGGCAGTGGAAGAAACGGGGGAATAGGTCTAAATTCATCAATAACTGGTTCTTCTGTCGCCAGGGCTGGCGGTGGTGGTGGTGGTGGTCACGGTGACCCAGGCAGTGGGGGCGCTGGCGGTGGTGGTAATGGTAATAATGCGGGGGCGTTTCCTGGTCAACAATTTACAGGCAGTGGCGGCGGGGGTGGTTGGTACTATGCCAATGGCACTGGTGGTGCAGGCGGCTCTGGCATCGTCATCCTTCGCTACGCAGATACGTTTCCACTCGCGTCCTCCACCACCGGTTCTCCGACGGTCGTGACCAGCGGCGGCTACAGGATTTATACTTTTACTGGTTCTGGCTCGATTAGGTGGTGATGTATGCCGATTGATTTCCCCGACTCCCCGACTAACGGCAACATTTTTTATGTTGGCGGAAAAGCTTGGGAATACAACAATGGTAAATGGTTGTTGCTTCCCGGTGGATCGCTTGTGGGGATCTACAGTCAGGCAAAGATTGACGGTGGTTTGCATGATACCCTTGTAGAAGCACAAGTACTTGACTTGGATTCTTCTCAAACACTTGACGGAGGCACGGCGTAGTGGCAACTATTCAAATTCGCAGAGGAACGGCGGCACAATGGACTTCGTCCAACCCCGCCCTGCAAGCTGGCGAGATGGGATTCGAGACCGACACCTTGAAGGTGAAAATCGGCAACGGCGCAACGGCATGGAATGACCTTTCGTACATTGTCGATACCACGGGTTATGTCACTCTCGCTGATACGCAAACTCTCACGAATAAAACGCTTACGAGCCCGACGATTACTGGCGTCTCACCCGTCATCACCCTTGCTGGAGATTTGACGGGCTCGGTGACTCTTACGAACTTGGGCAACGGCACGCTTACTGCCACTGTTGCCGCTAACTCTGTTGCGCTTGGAACAGACACGACTGGCAACTATGTTTCTGATGTAACAGCAGGGACGGGCGTCTCTGTAACACACACGCCAGGCGAGGGTTCAAGTCCGACCATCGCCATCGGTCAGTCCGTTGCCACTAATGCAGCAGTCACATTCTCAAGCATCAAAACAACTTCCGTAATTGAAACATATGCGGCTTCGTCTATTGGCGCTACGGGGACCACTGCGATTGATGTGGAACTCGGAACCATTTACTACCTGAACAACGCCACAGCCAACTTCGTGCCGAATTTAAGATGGAATTCTTCAACGACGCTCGACTCCAAGTTGGTAAACGGAGAAATGGCAACCGTCTCTTGGATGGTAACCAATGGGGGGACGGCCTACTATGCAACCTCAGTGCAGATCAACGGAACGACATCTGGGGTGACGACAAAATGGCAGGGCGGCACGGCTCCAACCTCTGGCAACACCAACTCTGTTGACATGTACACGTTTACCGTGGTCAAAACTGGGACTGGTATATTCTCGGTCTTTGCCGCACAGACGAGATTTGCGTGATGAGGTGAACCGATGCCATTCACAAACAAGATAGGCGGCGGATCGTCCAGAAAATTTGGATTGACTCGAAGAAGTACGTTTTGGCTGTGCAACACGCATTCTGGAATAGCCGTTTTGAACAATGCCGACAAAAAATGTTATTATCCGGCGAACTATGCTGCCACAGCCACCACAACTCAACAACAGGTCCAGGGTTGCCATAGTGGCGGCGGCGCGTGGGGCTCCGACCCATCGACTTGGAGTAGCTGTTGTTCGTGTAGTGGCTGTCCGTATTCAAATTGCATTGGCTGCTTTAGTCTTGGTTGCCAGTGCTATGCCCCCGGTTGGCATCCTCTTGGAAACACAAGTGGTGGCTGCTACGCGCCGTATTACATTACCCAGAATGTCACGTCGTACTCTTGTCCAGTGAACTCAAGCGCAGCCTCGTTGAGCGGAACGACATGCGTGTATCCGGCAACCTACAACGCAACGATGTACTCTTAGAAAAGATTACTCAATCAACAACAAGTTGTTTTTTTATTAATTTTATAATTCTCTGTTTTGACTGAGACCGTTCAAATACTTTGTATCTCTCCGACAATCTGGCAAATCTTTTGAAAGGGGAGACGCTGACAATTGAGGCTCGCAATCTTTCAAGTTCTCGAGTCATTATGAATCTCTTGAAAACTATCTGTTTGTCCGTTTCAAAGTGAACATAGAAAAGAGCCTCATTGGCTGGAATGTTCAATTCATTCACTCCTGGCCACAATTGAAATTCTGCATTCATATTCCTAAACCATTTCCCAATATCAAATCTGCCTGGAACTACCACGCCGTAATTTTGGCTGATGGTTCTCTCAAAATATGGCGCGGTCAAGGTCGCCATCATGCTGTCCTCTTCTGAGAAAAAAAGAATCGGCCACGTGTATTGAATCAAGTTATGACCCTCAAGAGACGGCAAGTGCTTGAAATTAAGGGGAACTTTGTAAATGTTCTGGTCTAGTTGGTTTGCCGTGGGATAGGTAACTCGTTTTCTCACGAAATCCAACCTGGCATGAGTATCTACTGACGATCTGTGAACGAAGGTGTTTTTGGTCAAATCCGAAAATGCAGGACACATCAAGAAATTGTTGTCATTGTCCTTGAGATTTGCTTTTTTGCCAAGGCACTCTTCGTATAAGGATTTTACTTCTGGATACAAATGATTCAAATCGTAGACTTCACTTGCAAAATTTCCAGGAGCCCAATAAATAATAGTTTCGAATTTATTTTTCGGCATTCGGACCTTGTTACCACTTGTTGATCGGACAAGAAGCAGACTTCAAGCGCGTCTTTATCCTCATAAAACAACCACACTCTTTGCATTGCATGGTTGGCTTAAACAAGCGGGGGCACTGTCGGCAAATCTCTAAGCGCTCCTTATAATAGAGAGAATTTTTTGATTCTTCGTTCATCCCCGCTCATCCTCTTCACGATTGACTGCATCAAGGTACTGGGCAAATTTGATGTTTTTAAAAATCCAAAATTGCTGAAGTGCGGAAATGTATGAGTACAGTTTTGCATTCGGCGGATTGATTCCCATGCCGAAACCTTCAAGATACTCATCAAATGCGTTGCGCACTTCTTGAGTCAAATGCTCAAAGATGGTGGCGAAACAAGTCGGGTCGTCGTAGCACAATTCAATCATCGCATCATCGCTTGCCAAAGCGAAAAAATTGCCGTTGTGAATGAGCACAGGACCCATATCGGTTGCTTTAATTTCAAATGACATATTTTTCCCTTCTTTGAAAACACATACTAATACAACTCCAAAACGGAAAAAGACCTATTCTGGCTTGGAAAAAGAACCGGTTTCTGCGTCGTAATCCCAGCCAACGGCAACTACGTTTTTTTGAGAAACTGCAAGTTTTACGATTGTTGGATTTGACGATAAGGCATCTATGTAGTTCTCCATTGCCCGTTTTGTGAGGGTGAACATGGCAGCAACTTGACCATCAACCACAAAGGCAAAAAATTCAAATCCGCTTGGGTTCATAGCCGGGCTATTTGCCGCAGTTGCGGCTACAAAATCTTGTTTTTCCTCGTCAGTCATTTCATCAAAATTTTTCATCATTTTTGCCTCCGACATCATCAAACGAGTGTAGCATTCCGACCCGTGCGGCGCAGGTGGTGGCGGCGCAGGAGTTGGCGGCAACGGGTGATTTGGGGTAAAATAATCCAGGGGATCCTATGGCTCAAACATATAAAGTTCTTGCTCAATCCGCACCGGCATCTACTGTTAATACCGATATCTACACGGTAGGGGCTGGTAAGCAGTCCGTTGCGTCTACAATCACTGTGTGTAATCGAGGAGCAACTGATGCGCAATACCGTCTTGCTGTGCGACCCGGCGGAACGGCCCTTGCTAATCAGCACTACATTGCGTTTAACGCAACAGTGGCAGCTAATGACACCGTGGCCCTTACCCTAGGTGTTACTTCTAGTGCCAACGATGTTTTTACGGTGTATGCGTCAAATGCTAATCTTTCATTTACAATTTTTGGTTGTGAAATAACGTGATTTACACAACGTCGTCGGCATCTGTCCGACGAACTTTTCAACTACGATTTCGTGATTCTTCCCTAACCGGTAACAAGGGTAAGAGAACATATCGATTAGACGTTAAACCTTTAAGTGCAAGAACTGACGACTTTAATCGAGCAAACAACGAAACGATATCAACGGAAAACTTGCTATGGGAAAAATTGCGCGGTAGTTGGCAAATTTCCTCAAACCGATTATTAAGCAATACATCTCCTTCCTCATATCCCCTCGCAACTATTCGTACAAACACTAAAAAGGCAAGGGTACGAATTGGACAAGGTTCTTCTAACTGGGGATGGGGAGCAGCTTTTTGGGTAATTGATCAAAATAACTGGTTTTCTGTAACTACCGACCAGTACACATCAAGCGGATCCTACAGTTTTTACACATGCCCAAACGGTGGGACTCTTTCCGGAAATACGTGTTTAAAAACGTGCACAATACCTGGACGTACCGAAGTCTCTGGTGGTAACTGTTGCAGGCCTCCATACCAAACACTTAATTGCACACCAACTTACCCAAGTTGTACTTGTTTTGATACTGGTGGTTGTCCTTACGACGCTAGTACCGCCCCCGGCTGTCAAGGTTATGACAGGTTTTTTCATAATTGTGGTTGCTATATATTTAGTAATGCTGTTGACCCCTCTCAAGGTGGACTATGTCCCCCTGGGCAGCATTATCACAATGGCATATGTTGGGCAAATTTCGACATCATTAACTATCACGTTACCCCATATACGTACCATGGAAATTGCGTTCAAATAACCTACCCAGATACCTACTATGCTTGCAACTACGAAGCAACTCTTCAAACTGGTAGTTCCACGGCGCACCTTCACCGCTTAATTTTGAGAAAATCAATAAATGGTGTGATAACTACTATTGGAACTAGTCCTGAAATCAACACATCCCAAAACGCTCGACCCTCTTATGTTAACGTACTCACATTAGACAATACAGTAACTATATCTGCCCCCATGGACAACGGATCGGGAACTTTAACTATGACATATAACGCGTCAGCGTCTGATACTCGAGGAATAAAGTTTGGTGTTATTTTTGGAGAAACAAGCGGAGGTTCTGTTGCATCAAATGTTGATAACTTTGAGTACGAGCCGGTGGTTGTATGAACGAAACGCAAGAGGAATCAAGGTTTAAACAACGTTTTTCTATTTGTCAAGTTTGCCCAAGGTTTTTTAAACCAACCGGACAGTGCAAAGAATGCGGTTGTTTTATGCGTATTAAAGCTAGAATTCCTTCTCAAAAGTGTCCGATTGGAAAATGGTGATGGAATACAAACTTATTGACACCGCAAATGGTCCATTAATTCAAAATGGAGATCAGTACATAACTCTTATTGAAGTTCAAGAATTGATTAGTTTGCAAGAAATGGATTCAACTTTTATTAAAACCATGACTGATTTTCTTGCAGAACGTTTTAGGCATCACACTGAAGTGTTTGTTTCAAGTTCTACGGAAGGGTTTTTTTACCCACCGGCGCACATTCACGCATACATCACGGCAGTTCACCAATTTCTACAATTTAAAAACGAGCACTGGCCTCGATACCAGCATTCGTTGGCACAAGCCATGGGACATGTAAACAGAATGGTTTAGATGACAAAAAGTAAAACAATTGGATTTTTAACGCTCGACTGGGCGTGGGGAACAAAACCACTACAACCAAATGGCTGTGCGTGGTATCGCTGTTTGTTGCCCATGAAAGAACTTGAAAAATATGGTTGGCGAGTTGGTATGGGGTTTCCCCAAATCAACGACCAATATGGATTTGGGGTCGTACTAAGTGACAACAAGGCGGTGCACGGGTGGAATATTGTTGTCCTCAAACTAATCATGCTTGGTGACGTAGCAAACGCCATTCCTGCTGCACAAAGAGTTGGTCAAAAAATAATAGTTGACGTAGACGACTTCTTTGAAGATTTGGCAGCTACAAACCGTGCGTACGAAACAACTGATCCCAAAAGGGATTCAAGAAACAATAGGCAACACTACCTAAGAACTATTGAGATGGCCGACGCGGTTATTACGTCTACTCCGTTTTTGTATGACTACTACTCAAAGAAACGTAAAAACGTTTTTTTGGTAAGAAACGGAATTGACATTGATCGATGGACACGCAGAAAAGACAAGGCGATGAGAGTTCCAACGATTGGTTGGGTCGGTGCTACACCATGGAGATCCGGAGACCTTGAGCAGCTCAACCCGTTTTTAGGACCATATTTGAAGCAGAAAGGGCTCAAGTTTCACCACTCTGGACATACTGTAAATGCGCCGTTGGCAGCAACACAACTTGGCGTAAACGTAAATTTTGTTTCAACTTCGCCCATGCGTTCAATTGCGGAATATCCTCTAATGTTTAAAGATATTGACATTGGGATTGTTCCACTCAACAACATTCCGTTTAACCAGGCCAAATCATATATCAAAGGACTTGAGTACGCTGCGGCGGGTGTTCCTTTTATTGCATCTCCTTCTGAAGAATACGTATATTTAGAAAAAGAAATGGTTGGAAGGGTTGCCCATAATAAGGATGAATGGCTTGGTCATTTTAACGAACTCCTTAACCCCAAAGTAAGAAAAGATGACATCGAACTAAATTATGAGATTGTCAAAGAAAAGTTGACAATGGCTTCTAGGGGCAAAGATTGGAATCAAGTAATGGAGCAAATCTTAAACTGCTCTTAAGTGCACCAACAAGTAATAATCTATAATTGTTAAATGCCCAGACGAAAACCCGGCCTTGGAGACCTTGGTCGTCAGCGAGTAAGGGCGGATTTGGCTGCCCTTAAAAAGCAACAACGAAAAGGTGGTGCAACTAAACCCGGACTTGGGGCGCAGGGCAGGCAACGGATTAAAGACTCTTTAGCGCAATTTGCGCTTGCCGACGAAGCTACTCGAGAAGCGTTGTTTAATATTGAGGAAAACTTTGATCCTTGGACAGCAGCTACTCCTGGATATGACAACGCGAGAAAAGAAATGTTGGGAGAACGAACAAACGGACAAGACAGCACCCGTCTTTCATATTGTCAGTATTTCTTTAATCCCAATACTCTAGTGGGCGATATGTATGTGGATTTTCGCGGAAAAGCGGGAAGGCGAAACGGAAACCGCTACATGTACACAAACGTTCCAGTGTATGCCGCCAAACGATTTTACACCGCCCTGTCAAAAGGTAAAAGTATTAATCGAGCCCTTAACGGTTTAGAACAGTTTGGATACATGCCGTACAACGATGAAAAACATTTTTCTAAAATACCGGCATCTGAGCTTGGTGCAAAAATTCAACGAGGAACATTTGGAAACGTTGCCAATGCTGTTGAAAGGGCAACTGAGTTTAAACCACGACAACAGTCCGATCAGGGTCCAGCACAGCCACGTCTGTTTGACTAGAATCTACACATGAAGTTAAATGTTGTTTATGGGTTTGGTTCTTTTTATTGGATTATCAGGGACAACGGCGTTAAAAAAATACCCGTTATATCTTCTGGGTGGGTTCACGAATTAGGGGGATATTGGAGAAAAGGCAAAGGGTTACAGGTACGTGTTCTTAAATATGTGTTTCAGGTTGGAATTTGTACAAAATCACAAACAAAAATGGATGAGCAAGATGGGCTTTTGTATGCTTTAAATGGAAGAATGATGGATGTTAAATCACAAGAAATTGGAGATTGGAAATGAAATTGTTTAAAAAACAAGAATCTGGACTTAACAATCAAACACCAACTAGGGCACAGCAACGGGCAGCGTTGTTGGACGGCCCATCTCTAAAAATTTGGATTGATTCAAGCATCATGGGGCTTGGCGCTGCTTTTGACAAGTGGCGATATCATAGGGGTCCGGAGGAAGAAGTTACTCAACACATTGAAGCAATTACGGTAATCTGGGATGAGATAAAGAAACGAGGAAACAATGAGTAGATACTTTAAAGACATACAACGACTTTCACAAGACGTTGCTCAACTAGTGGGAATGCCTGGTAATAAAACTTTTTTTGAAGAGTCGTTTACCATCGAGCGGACGTATCAGTGTGTAAAATCTGAAGAAATGCTTGAGTTTTTGTTGCGTGTTAGAGACGTTATTGAAAGTATTGATAAACCAAGGCCGAGAGAAAATCCCGATCAACTAACGTTATTTTAAAGTTTTATGTCTGACGTTTTGGATGAAGAACTATTACCAGAAGACATTTCTGAAGAATTAGACGAAACATCAGCTGAGTTTGTTGATCAATTAGTCACTAAATTAGTTTTGTTTACGGAACAATTTTGTAATATTGAATTGTTTCCTTACCAAGTACCCATTGCATATCGCATGGTTGAGTCTATTGTTTTGGGTGATGGTGAAGAAATGACGTTAGTGGCTACTCGTCAAAGTGGTAAATCAGAAGTAGTTTCTAATGTTTTAGCGGCAATGATGGTTATCTTGCCAAAACTTGCTCCTGTATACCCAACGTGGTTGTCAAAATTTAGTAAAGGTTTTTGGTGTGGGGTATTTGCTCCAGTTGAAGATCAAGCTGACACCGTTTTTAGTCGCATTGTTAGCAAACTTACTAGCGACCACGCGCTTAATTTCCTTCTCGACTCAGAAATTGACGACAAGACTCAGGCGGGGGGCACTCGCGGGAAAGGAAAGATCATTTCCCTTAAGCGTTCTGGATCACTTTGCCGCATGCAGACTTGTAACCCTAAAGCAAAAATTGAATCAAAAACTTATCACTTTATATTAATTGACGAGGCTCAAGAAGCAGACGAATTTGTTATCGCCAAATCCATCAAACCAATGTTGGCGTTTAACAACGGAAGCATCATGCTTACTGGGACCGCAACTCGTAACAAATCTTACTTTTACAAAATGATTCAATACAACAAACGACGAGTCAACAACAGAACTCGTAACTTTAGAGAATGTCATTTTGAATACGATTGGAAAGTTGCTGCTAAGTACAACAACAATTATGCCAAGTTTATTTCTAAAGAAAAGTTGCGTATTGGGGAAGATTCTGACGAATTTCAAATGTCGTATTGCAATAGATGGATGCTTGAAAAGGGAATGTTTGTTACTGAAGAACGGTTAGAGCGGTTGTACGACCCTTCCATGCCCATGGTTAAACAATGGTGGCGTACTCAAGTTGTTGTTGGTATTGACGTAGCTAGATCTAACGACTCAACAGTTGTGACGGTTGTGTGGGTTGATTGGGACCACCCGGATCCTTTTGGCTTTTACGAGCATCGAATCCTTAATTGGCTGGAAATCCATAATGAGGAGTGGGAGCAGCAATATTTTCAAATCATTGAGTTTTTGCGTAATTACGAAATACTAAGAATTGGAGTTGATGCCCAAGGAGTGGGTGGGGCAGTTGCCGAGCGTCTGCAGATCTTGTTGCCCCAAATTGAAATTATTGCCGTAGCGTCGGACTCAAAAAATCAAAACGAACGGTGGGTGCATCTTACCGAACTTATTCAAAGAGAACAGCTGGTCATTCCCGGTCACTCTAGAGCGCGGCGTTCTAGGATGTGGAAGCGTTTTAATCAACAAATGAACGACCTTGAAAAAATTTATCGAGGTCCGTACATGTTGGCAGAAGCCCCTGATGAAAAAGGCGCATTTGACGACTACCCAGATTCACTAGCAATAGCGTGTTCCATGACCATTCACGACACCTTACCCACCATCCAGGTATCAGAAAACCCTTTCTTTAATTAATGGTATTCTTGAGTAACACGTCAATCTAAGGAGTGTTACATGACAGTTTCACCTGCCCCAATGTTCCCTGAGCGAAGCCGAGACGAGATTCTTTTCGAGCGCTCAATGGCCCCGAGCATCCCGATGAATAAGGGTCCCCTCCGCTTTGAGGAGGGTGTCGCAACCGACACCGACGTTCCAAATGACTTTGCAGTCGGCGCGTACATGGACACTGCCCCATCACCAAGGCGTCAAAACCACAACAACGCGGAAATGTTCTACAAACACGCCGCAGACACCATGCGCGAGCGAGCACACGTAGGTTCAGCTTCCTGGATTGAAGCGCCGTCAGTGCTTAGCGAGTTTGTTGAGGGAGCAATGGCTGGCGATGGAATGCCGCAGTGGGAGTACTCTTACAACGATGGCGGCCACATGAACCGCCCGAACCCCACGGTTGTTTCTGACTAGCTATGGAAGGCGGCGCAGACACTGGCGCCGACATTGGTGTCAGCGAGGCTGATGAGCCAACTGATCGGCTGACAGACACGGAAGACCTGCAGTCGGGTATTGCCCAGCGCTACGGTTTATCCCCGCAAGGTTATTACACCCCGGGTGTCTACAGTCCTGGGATGTATCAAAGCCGCATTAATGCATTTAACGCAGTTTTTCAAGTTGCCCCGCCGCCCAAGGTTCGGGAACGTCGACATCCTTTTGTTTTGACTACATTCCTTAAAAACGTACTTGGGGTAAATACATATCAGCCAACCGGGTATTCTGTGCAAAAAAACCTTGCCGGAGATGGTAATGATAATCAAATCATATCTTCAGTGCAATTTCAAAATCCAATAGATACTTTTGGTCCTCAAAAACCAATACTTGATCAAAAGAAATCCAGCGTGGCAAAACCTGAAGAAGTTGGCCGACTGTTGCAGGAAGACGATCTTCGTCGTCGTTCTATGCATGTGTCGGAAGGTAAAAAAGATAAATACGACTACCCAATAGGAGAATAAATATGGCACGTAAGAAACCGTTGACGGACATTGTCAACTCTGTAAGTGAATCTGAATACCGAGCACTTCTTTCTACTTTTGAAGGGCAACGTAAAGTTCAAAACGATTGGGATTTGTTTAAGAGCTCACAGACTTCTCGTGGTGGCGCTGGATTGCAGATGATTAGTGGTTCTCAAGGTCCGGGACCAAGAAGAAGAGCTTGGCAAAATACAAAAATTCTAAAAAATTTAGAGCACCCAGACCCTCGAGTTAGGGCCACGCATCAAATGGGAATGTCTCTTGCTCATGCAGATACTAGTGGAATTTTTGACTCCTGCTCTGGTTGTAGGACACCAGAGTGCACAACGTTATGCAACGCCGAAAGCGGCCATGCTGGCATAGGGTCACCAGAAAACAACGCCGTAATCCAAGCGCAAAAGATTCGTTCTGCATATTGGGCAGAGAATCCACAATATGCCGGAGCGTTGGCAATTATGGAATCTCGCAAAGGTGCTAGATTAGCGCGATCTTCTGGAATGATTCCTGTTTTGCGAGGAAACATGTGGTCTGATGTTCCGTGGCATCAAACAACAATGGCTGGTCCGTGGATTCACGACTTTAATATAAAAGGTTCTCGTGACAATGAAGCCATTGGATTGGCTAAAGCTTACCCGTATCTTACGCATTCAAACTACACAAAACAAACAATGAACAGAGTGTTGCGCCCCGGTGAGCGCGAGTTTGACTACGATGTTCCTGCTAACTACAGGCTAACTGGAAGTATTAGCGAACAGACCCCTGTTGAACGCGTGCGTCAACGAGTTGACGCGGGTAAAACAGCACAGGCTGTTGTATGGGCAAAAGATGGTCAGAAAAAGCCAAAACAATGGGACATGGTTGACCGCCATGGTAACCGCCAAACTTTTTCTACTTACGATTCGGATACCCATGATGTACGTTTCTTAGACGAGTATATGGGTCATGGTGGAAAAGTTGGGTTGCTTCGTCACAAGATTACCCCTGGGTTTAGACGGTCTGGATATAAAGCTGGCCCAAGTAGTTTTATTCGACCACTTAACCCAGATGCTTCAATTGGATCTGCGGAAGGTATTCCCACTAAATACTCCAATGCTGTTCCAATAAACATTCGTAAAAAGGGACGACGTGCATAATTATGAATGAGGCGATTTGGATTGCAATAGTAAGCACAACCATTCCATTGTTTGGTGCAGGTATTGGTTATCTCATTAAGTTTGTGATTGATTTTAGACATGAAAACAAAGTTGACCATGACGTTGTAATGAATGAAATAAAAAATGTTAAGAGAAGCGTTGACAAAGTAGGCACTCGACTAAATGACCACATTGAGTGGCATGTTACGAAAAAGTAAGTTATGTCAGTTTTAAAAAATATTCTTCTTCGTATGCTTGCGACATTTGCCGCAAGCGGCCTTGGGATTATTGGCGCTGGAACTATTGCCGGAGTTCCTGTTTGGAAAGCCGTGTTTATGGCGGGAATTGCTGGTGTAGCCACGGTGGCCGAAGGTTTGGCTCGAGAATTTCTTGATGACGGAAAACTTGACACGGATGAAATTAATGCTGTTTTTGCAAAGGTGGACAAAAAAGCTCCAAAAGAAGAGGTTTAATGAAAAATGTCGTTGTCGTTTTACTGCTGTTTCTTGCTGGATGCGGATATGACGGCCACTATAGATACGAATGCCAAGATCCTGAGAAATGGGAAGAAGAGGCTTGTAACCCTCCTTATTGCAAGGTAGATGGCGCATGTTCAAAAGACCTCATTGATTTTGATTGGGAACAGGAGACAGAAGAATGAAAGATAAGCTTACCTCAGAAGACCTTGACGCACGACTTAAGTTTATCGTAGGTTGTGTATTGGCTGGGGTGTTGTTAATTACTACCACAGGGGTTTTGTATGCATTGGTGTTTGTAGCTCAACCAATTGGGGTTCAATCAGAAAATGATAAAATGTTTTTTAGCGTTTTGTCGTCAATTGCTACCTTTATTACCGGCACTCTTGCTGGTTTGATGATTTCTACTGGCCGCAATCGAGAAGATGAAGAAAGCACTACTACTGAGGATAACAATGTCTAAGGTTGCTTGGGACTACGTTGTTCCTGTAAAACTTCCCGATGATCTAAAGGGTGTTGAGCCGGGCAGACTTCCCGATTCGCTGTTGCGCCCAGCCGTTGGTGGTGGCAAATTGCATTGGATTGCGGCTGCTGCGTGGGCGGCGATGGTCGAAAAAGCAAAGGCTGATGGTGTTGAACTGAAGCCCGTTTCGGCTGGCGATACCTATCGCACGTATGATGCTCAACTTGCGGCGTTTAAACAACGCTACACAAAAAAACCAAACGGCAATGCAACGCGAATGTTTAACGGTGTCAAATGGTATAAAAAAGACCCCAAACTTGCCAGCCTTGCCGCGCCTGGAACATCTCAACATAATCTTGGTATTGCTGTTGACGTGCATACTGCCGCCGAACCCAAGCGTTTAAAGTGGCTTATTGATAACGTTTCCACGTTTGGATTTAGCTGGGAAGTTGTTCCAGAAGAGCCGTGGCACTTGCGCTACGTAAGGGGCTCGACCCCGCCCCCAGCGGTTGTGGAATACATGCAAAAGAACAATGTTGCTCCCATAGTTGACATTCTACCTTAAATAGGGTAGAGTTGATTACGTGAGCACCGACGACCTCAAACTTATCATCTATTTCCTCCGCAAAGTTTATCCAGGATCAATTGAAGAAGAATTGCTATTTTCTCTTCTTGGTCGACTTGACAAAGAACTGGTAGATCGCCGCAAAAAGAAGAAGAGCCATGTCTAAAAGCTCTTTAATTTCTGATTTACAAGCCGCACCAAAGGTATTGAACCGAGAGTGTAAGTTTATAAAAATTCTGAATTCGTTGAAGGACGAATCTGAGCAAAAAGCTCTTTACGACGCAATTTCATTGATTAGAAAAGACACTGGAAGTGGTCACGGTAAAACGTACAGTACCGTGTGGTTGGCTCGAATCATGCGAAAAAATAAATTAAACATTAGTGTTTCAGCAATTCAACGTCACGTAAACAAGGAGTGCTCTTGTGTCGAACATAGTGAATGACGTTTTAAAAACGCAACAAAAAGAAAAACTGCTTGGAAAAATTGCTGAGCTGCTTGAACGAAAAAACATTTCGCTTGAAGACATTGGTGATATTAAACAAGTTTCTTTGTATCAACAAATGTTTAAAAACGATCAAAATGAAGCAGAAGTACAGGACCTTGCGGCAATTCAATTTTCTCCTAAATGGGAGCAGGGACCTGAGTGGCCGGTAATCCAACGTGGTCCCGTTCAAATTATTGAAAAGAAAAAAGGAATTACAAAAACACGTGGGACATTTAAAAAAGACGTAATTGTTCCAGACGCACAAATTGGTTACTATCGCGGCAGAGACGGCGTGTTGTACGAAACTCACGACGAAAAAGCTATTGCGGTGGTAATGGAAGCTATTACAATGATTCAGCCAGAAACTATTGTGTGCGTAGGAGATAACTTAGATTTGCCTGAAATGGGCAAGTATTTGACCACTCCTGCTTATCAACAAACTACCCAAGCGGCTATTGACCGCGCTACTACATTCTGCGCACAAATGCGGGCAGCTGCTCCAAAAGCCAAAATCATTTGGCTTGCAGGCAATCACGAGGAACGAATGCCAAAATATTTACTGACAAATGCGGCAGCAGCGTATGGGTTGCGAAAAGGAAATATCCCTGACTCGTGGCCTGTACTTACTATTCCGTATTTGTGCAGGATGGAGGAATATGGTGTTGAATACCGGCCTGGATATCCGGCATCAGATTATTGGATTAACGAAAAACTTCGCGTTATTCACGGAGATCGTGTTAAATCATCCGGTTCAACTGCCCACGTTTACCTTAACAATGAAAAAACGAGCGTGATTTATGGTCACATTCATCGAATTGAAACTGCGTTTAAAACTCGTGAAGATTTTTCTGGACCTCGCACTATCATGGCTGCGTCTCCAGGTTGTCTTGCTCGGATTGATGGTGCTGTACCGTCTACAAGAGGTGGTGTGGATCTTGATGGAAGGCCGCTTACACGTTATGAAAATTGGCAACAAGGTTTTAGTGTGGTTACTTACGAAACAAACGGAGAACACCGATTTAAATACGAAGTAATTCCAATTTATAGTGGTTGGGCTATATATGAAAACACGGAACTTTTTGCAAAAACAATTGAGACAAAAAATAAAAAATGACAACTATTATTGGCATTCAAGGAGATGGGTTTGCGCTCATCTGTACCGATTCTCAAGTTACTGATTTTGTTGAGGAGGGGTATGCCACTCAATTAGTAACACTAAAAGAAAACGCAGGAAAAGTTGCGTTTAATGGTAAATATTTATTGGGGGCCGCCGGTGACGTAAGAGCTATTAACTTGCTCCACCATGCTTTTCAACCTCCAGCACCTCCGCCAAAGACGCGTGGTCGAAAACTTGATCAATTCATTACAACTAAATTTATTCCGGCGTTGAGGGAGTGCTTTGAGCTTCAAGGTTATGCCGCCCCAGACAACGACGAAAAAGAACACATTGCTGAACACGGCTCGTCAATCATCGTTGCTGTCAATGGGACGCTCTACACTATTGAAGGCAATTACTCGTGGTATTCCGATTTAAACGGTGTTTACGCCCTGGGAACGGGAGCCCAATACGCAATGGGGGCACTGCATGCATTGCAAACAAAGACAAAAACATCTCTTGGAACCGCAAAGAAACATGCAATTAAGGCGTTGGCGGCAGCTGCTAAATTTGATCCGTATACTGGTGCTCCATACCACACATACGTACAAGAATCAGACATTTCCAAAAAACCCACCAAACCTGTATAATTTAAGAAACATTAGGAGATCATATGAACAATTTACAAAAGTTTCACCAAGACGCTGTTATTAAGGGCTCTGTTCTTGGCGTTTTAACTTACGTTGCTGTCAAAGCAAACGTGTCTACTGAAGTTGTTGCACTTGCCATCCCGGCAGTTGCGGCGGGCCTTTCGTGGCTGTCCACTAAGATTGGTGATAAAAACACGGCGTTGCTTGTCAAATTGGCGGTTGCCGCTGTTGAGCAGGACAAAAAGAAGAGCGCAACACCTACAAAAGTCCCTGCAAAAAAGAAAAAGTAGTTCTTTTTCAATCGAGGTTAATTAATGCCCATTGACTTTTGGTCACCGTCTTACCGGGCGGCATCTAGCGACTTGACTGTTGCCATCAGCCCTTTAGGTTTGGTGGAACTTGCCGATGAAGAGTTTGAAGTTCACGGCCCGCGTCTAAACCGTTACTCATCCGCGTGGGCGTGGTATCTCGGACACCACTGGTCATACCGCCGCGAAATGGGAGACAACAACGTAACAATGAATTACGTTCGTACAATGTCAGATTTCATTACCAACTTTTGTTTTGGTAAAGGAGTGCAATTTAAAGTTCCGGAACAAAATCAAGCGATCATTCCTCGACTACTGCACGAGGTGTGGGACAACCACAATAACAAGCACTACCTCCTATGGCAAATGGGCCAACTTGCGTCAGTTACTGGTGATTGTTTTGTAAAAGTTGCCTACGACGAACCATACGTTGACGTTGCTGGCATGCCGCGAGCTGGTCGTATTCGTATCCTTCCCCTCAACCCTGCTCACTGCTTTCCGGAATATCACCCGCATGACCGTGAACGTTTGATCCGCTTTAAATTAAAGTATCGTTTTTGGGGGACTTCTCCTGAAGGAACTCGTCAGGTTTACACTTTTACAGAAATACTGACCGATGGTTCTGTTCAACAATACATCAATGATGAGCTCATTGACGAGTACCCCAATGCTTTAGGAATGGTTCCTGTTGTCCACATTCCAAACGTAACAATTACGTCGTCGCCTTGGGGACAGTCGGACATTTGGGACATCATCCAACTGAATCGTGAACTCAACGAAAAGATGACGGAAGTATCTGACATCATCAACTACCATGCCGCCCCGGTAACCATCATCACCGGTGCAAAGGCAAGCCAACTTGAACGTGGTCCTAAAAAAGTGTGGGCAGGGCTACCCAAAGATGCACAGGTTTTTAACCTTGAATCTCGGGGGGAAATGTCTGGCGCCCTTGAATACATTCAAATGATTAAGAGAGCAATGCATGAAATTACGGGTGTTCCTGAAACAGCACTTGGACAATTTCAACCAGTTTCAAACACCAGTGGTGTTGCTCTTGCTATTCAGTATCAGCCATTGATGAATCGTTACCAAATGAAAAAAACCCACTTTACTCAAGGCCTCGAACGTTTGAATGAAATTGTAATTCGTACTGCGGCAATCTTTGAACCACAATTGTTGCTTTACGATCCCACACAGTCGGCAGAACCAGAGGCCGATCAACTTCCGCAACTTGATCCGGCTGACCCCAACACGTACAAAACCACTATCCACTGGCCGGATCCTCTACCTGTTGATGCTTTAATTAAACTTAACGAGGTTCAATCAAAAATGGCTCTTGGTCTAGAGTCAAAAAAGGGTGCTCTTAAAGCCCTTGGCGAAGAGTTTCCCAATGAAAAAATGCTTGAAATTTTTGACGAACTTATGGATGACGCTGTTGACCAGGGTGCGCTTGATCTTGTTCGTGCTCAAATTGGGCAGGCAGTGATGCTTGCTACCGGCCTGTTGCCTGAAGCATCTGGAATGCAAACGACCTCCGCTGGAGGTGCTAATGTTAATACTGCAGGAAATCCCCAAGGTGGGGGTGTACTGCCAGGGACTGGGGTAAACCCCATTGAACTGGATTTGATGAACAAAATAACTAGCAGGGCATACGGCGCAAGGTTCGCCCAACGTCGTGTACCTGATGAAGATAAATAAAAAGTAATTTAATATCAGTTAGTAATCGCTTAACAACACATAGGAGAAATTATGAGCAAGCGAGAAACAGATGAAATTGTCGTCCCAGCAGAGGCGACAGAAACATTCCATGCAGAGGCCGCCGAGGTCGCTGGAAAGAAGCAACGCGTCTTTTCTGAAGAAGACGTTGAGCTGATTCGTAAGCAAGAAAAAGACAAACTGTACAAGCGTCTTGAAGAAGCCGATAGTCGAACCAAGGTTCTTGAAGAACAACTTGCTATTCTTGCTCGTGATCGTGAGGACGCCATTAAACAGGCTCAGGAAACGGCACGAAAAGAAGAAGAGGAGCGCCGCAAGCGAGAGTTTGAGGAACTAAGCGCCAAAGAGCTTCTGTCCAAAAAAGAGGACGAGTTTAACGCCAAGATCCAGAACATCGACGCTGAGTGGCAGAACCGTTTTGCTCAAATTGAGCGGGAGCGCCAGGCGCAACAGGCATTGTTGGAAAAGGAACGTTTGTTGCGTGAACTTGAGACCTACCGTCAGCGCCGCATGCACGAGGAACAGGAAACAATCATTCCGGAACTTATTGACCTTATTGCTGGTGGGTCTCCTGAAGAGATTGAAACATCAGTAGAAATCCTCAAGCAGCGAAGCGCTGCTATACTTGCTAGTGTTCAACAGGCGACCACTCCGCGCACTGTGAAAGGTGCGCCGGTTACGGCCCCGCCGGTTGGACCTATGGAAACCCAAGCGGAATACCAAACGTTGACTGCGGAAGACATCCGTAACATGTCGATGGATCAGTATGTTAAAATGAGAGACAGGTTACTTAACTCTCGATCCTCAAAAGGTCGGTTTTAATAAAACATCCATTAACTTTCGGAGGAATCTAACATGGCACTTCCAGCCCCACAAGGTGGAGCAATCACAGGCGCGGGACTTACGTCGGTAACGACAACGGGTTACTCGTCTGATGCAACGCTTTCACCCGCAATCCAGCAAATTTGGAGCAAGGAAATTTTGTTCCAGGCGATGCCCGTTTTGCGCTTTGAGCAATTCGCAGTGAAGAAGACAGAGCTTGGTGTCATGCCGGGTCTCACGGTTAACTTTATGCGTTACACGAATCTTGGCGTGAACGAAAGCACCGGCGCAACACTCACTGAGGGTGTTCGTCTTGAGCCGGTTGCTCTTTCGGCTTCGCAAATCCAGATCACCGTTTCGGAACACGGTCAAGCCATTGCAGTCACTGAACTGCTCTTGAACGCGGCGTTCGATGACGTGATGGCCTCGGCCTCGCGCCTGCTGGGTCGTCACATGGCGCAGTCCATGGACATTCAAGCTCGCAACACGCTGTACCAGAGCGCAGTTCCGTTTGCTGGTGGCGCTGCGGTTCCTCCGTCAGTTGTGTTTGGTCGCAACGTTGCGGAAGGTGCTCGTACAACGATCTCGCCATACGATGCAGGCACTGTTGGCACTGCGGCAAGCCCGGGCTATCTCTCTCCTGCAACCGTCAAGGACGCAGTTGAAATCTTGGCTGGTCAGAACATTCCGCGTCTGGGCGACACCTACGTGTGCTTCGTCCATCCGTCGCAGAGTCGTGCGCTCCGTGACTGGCCGGAATTCATTGAAGTCACCAAGTACGCTGCCCCGGGCAACTTCATGCTCGGTGAAATTGGCCGCCTGTACGACGTTGTCTTCATTGAGACGACGCAAGTCAAGCAAGGCCAGGGCCCGGCTGACATCGACAGCGGCTCGGCTGGTACGCAACCGCCTGCTGCCGCGTCGTACAGCGCTCTGATGATTGGTGACAACGCCTTCGGTCACGCCATTGCCCTCCCGGTTGAACTCCGTGACGGTGGTGTCATTGACTTTGGTCGTGAGCACGGTTTGGCTTGGTACGCGATTTGGGGCTTCGGCATGATTACCGCCGAGTCTCGTGTCGTTATCAACACCAAGGGCGGTGCAATTGCCTGATTTAACTTGTGTTAGGGTGGGTAGGTAATTCTGCCCACCTCACACAACCCACAATAAGGACACGATATGGCACGTAAAAAAATAATTAAAGAGTTTGTAGAACAAGAAGAAGAAAATCTTCACACTGTTGAAATCATTGAACCAACGGTTGTCCCGGGGGGCGACCCAGATGGGACAGTTTCTGCACGCGTGAAAGGTACTTGGGTAATGTTTTGGGGTCAATCGTCTTGGGATTTTAAAGACGGAACCCGATACAAGCTCCCTCGTGGTTTGTATGATTATCTAAAGAGCACGGGGAATATTTACGACACTCTCTGAGGTTTAAATGTCTGGATTTACAGTACCCAACGCAAGTAGTTTTGGGGTAGCAATCCAGAGCCTTGATCAAGCAGAACCTGATTCACTCGATTTCTCAGTGCTTGGTAATAACAAGTACGGTGTTTTTTCTGGCTTTGATGCCACGTACTCATCTGCTAGTAATGGCCTTATCACGCTAACTTCTGGTGAGGCTCTTATCAACGGTGAGTACGCAGCCATTTCGGGATCAACTTTGTCACTTACTGTCGCTGCTTCCGACCCCCGCTTTGACTTGGTGGTAGCGGAGAAAAGTGGTGCGTTGTTTGTGTTGACTGTTGTTGCTGGCACTACAGACGCAACCAATCCTGTATTTCCAACACTATTAGACACACAGATGCTTCTGTACGCGTTGTATCGAAAGTCTGGTGAGACGTTTGGGGTAACAAGCTCCGTTGATAAGCGTAAATTTATTGGAACCATTATTAGAAGTGGAGCGGCTGTTCCCGGAAACGTTGGTTCATCCGGAGACTTGTACGTGCGAACAGCGTTTTCCCCTGCAACAGGACAATCTTCTTTGTACGTAAAACAAGGAGCTTTTTGGGAAAACCTTGCTGCTTACGCTGGTCCGGGGTTTGACGAGCCTTTAAATCCGTTCTTTTTGGCTGGATTGTGAGAGAAGAAGAACTACTTCCGTTACCGTCCGGCAGTGTCCAGGACATTACAAAAGTACGTCGATTTACGTTGCAACGATTCAGGGAACAACAACCAGCAATTGGTCAGCAGTTGCAAGACACCGTTCCCGGCGCTGGCTCTGGTGACCAGCCTTCAACATAAAGTAAACTTGTTACATGGCTCATCAAGATCTAGTTAACAGTGGGTTTGATGAGGACGTTGTCAAACAAGTCATGTATATAGCACGTGGCTTTTTACGAGATTTTCCTAAATTCTTTCAAGTGTCTTTTGATGCGGTGGGTAGAACCTACGAACTAGGAAGCCCAAATATTGATGCTGACAGCCTATGGATTGCAACCTATACAACCGGGTCTCCAGTAACCGTTACAACCGACAAAACTGCAAGCGCGTACTACTCGTTAGACCAGCGCAATGGAATTATTCGTTTTAATACAAGTTTTTCATCTTCAACCAAAATTCTTGTTGAAGGGTATTACTACGAATGGGTTTTGCCAAGTGACTTGAAGTTCTATGCACGCCACTCTATTGAACAACATGTTTACAACTTACCCATTGCTTTGGAAAATATGTCTGACATTGTTGTCGACACCATTGGAATGGGAACAGTTGTTGATGCTTTGTGGGGATTGTTGACGGAATACAGTAGAGACATTGATGTTATGACTTCTGAGTCTGTGCACATCCCGGCAAGTCAGCGTTACCGCATGGTGCAAAGTTTGCTTGACTACTGGTCTAAAGCCTACGAAAAACAGGCCAAGGCTCTCAACATTGGTTTGGATCGTATTGAAATTATGAATCTTCGTCGTGTGTCTAGGACTACAAATCGCCTTGTTCCCTTGTATAAGGCTCGTGAACTTGGTGAAACTGGTCCAATTGAAAGAATTTTTCCAGAAATTAGCGACGGTATTATTGGAATTGAGGAGCCAGAAGACAAACTGTTTGACGACGTTTTTATTGACACACCCCCCGGAGTTGGGTCTAATACTTCTGCAATTTACGGTATTTAATTATGGATACCAGACGAGAACTTTCATTAATTCGAAAACAATACCGGGATTACCATAAGCGCACTGGCGAATTCATTACATGGTTTTCGTTTATTTCGTTTGGCGCTAATGGCAGCTCCTACGACGATGTATACGATGAAGGTCCAGCTGGGTCTGGTGGGAAAAAGTATAAAAAGGGAATACCGATACCTATTATCCAAATAACTGAAACTGAAGACACTAAGCGAGCTATTCCAGAAGGTCGACAGCCGGTCCAAGTGGTAAACGTTGTTTTGTCTATTGACGACATGCGCGATGCGGGAGTTCCCGACACCTTTGAGTACCAACGCCACCTTAACGACATGTTTTTTTACGATGCTAGGTATTACCAAGTAACCATGTATCGCGTTCGTGGTCGAGCAAAAGATGACGTGTTAGTCGTTATTGAAGGCATTGAAGTCTACGTAGATGACGAAATGCCCAACGATCCCGGTCCAGAGGCAATGAGGGTAGACAACTTTCCTTGGCCCGCTTCATTGCCTTCAATTTCCTGATAAGATTAAACCGTGCAACGCGCCGTTGCACATCACAACTGCCTAGAACTAAGGAGTGCCATGGTGGCAATCTATGACTACGTCCTCTAGTTCTACTAACTTCATTTCTGGAGTTCCGTCCCCGCTGCTGTACTTGGGGGACATCGTTTTAAACATTAATGAGTATCTTAAACTTGCTGTAGAACCAGCCCTTGATGCAGAGATCTCTCGCATTCAAAAAGAGCTTCCCCAAAAGGAAGCACAATACGAAGACATTGCTGAAGACTTTACTATTGAGTGGGACTCCAAAGACTTAGCATTTGTATATAGGGTTAAGGGCAACGCCTCGGCACAAAAAGCCTTTCGCTTGGAGTACGGTCCCCCTGCCAGATCTTTGATTAGACATGAAGTGGTTACTGCTAACCAAAACTTGGGTAAAAAAATTAACCAAAATCTAAACAAGCTTTTGGGGTTGCCGCAATGAAAATTGGCTTCCTGCTAGCAGAGGACGAAGCTGTTAAACTACGTTTTTCTAATATAAAAATCACGGATGACCGCAATAATACCCGCCCAGTCCGCATATTCTTTCGTTATCCAGAATCAGAAACCGAACGTGATTACCCATTTATTACTGTCGAATTAATTGACGTTCTTCATGCCGCAGACCGTCAGCATTCAGATCTAATGATTTATTCGGGGGCTCCAAATAACTGGGACGGAAACCCTGCCTATTTTGACTATTGGCCTAGCACTAGCGCAAGCGTGTCAGGATCGTCACGAACTTCATTTAAAAAAACCCAAGATTTTATTCCTATGGACTTACTTTATCAGGTGTCGACCTACACCAGAACGGCTTTACATGATCGTGAGCTAACGGCTGGCATTCTACAAAAGACTGTCCCGATGCGCTTTAATTCAATAACTATCCCAGCAGATGGGACTACCCGAAGGTTTGACTTACTGGACTGGACCAATGCCGACCTGCTCGACATGGAGTCTGGGTTCCGTAAGCGTATTTTCCGTAAGGTACTTACCTTGCGGATGTCTGCGGAATTGGCATATGAAGATTATGAATATCTGGCATCTGTTAAACCCGTGTCCACAATTAATAGTACAATTAAACACCAGTTATCGGTCTTTAATTAGTGATCTTTCCACTTTAAAACTACGTAATAGGAGTCATCATGGCATACGAGCGTCCAGGAGTATACGTCAAAGAATCGGCGTTTATTACCAACATTAACGCAAACAGTGGTGTAACCGCCGCCGCATTTTTGGGTACGGCTGAGCGTGGACCAGTTACCCCAACTGCTGTTACGTCGTGGAATCAGTATCGTCAATTATTTGGTGAATTAACCAACGACTACGATCTTGGCTATGCTGTTTACCACTATTTTGCAAATGGTGGTCAAACCGCGTACGTGACCCGCGTTGCTGACTCGACTGCAGTTACCGCAACCTCTACTTTGCAGGGAACTCCAGAAGTTGGCGCTGCGGCAAATCTTTGGACATTGGTTTCAAAATCTCCCGGAGGTTGGGGCAACAGTTTGACGGTTGATTATACTTTTGACGAAACAACTCTTCAAACCCCAACAACCACTCCTAAATTTACTAACAACTCTTTGTTTGCTGTTACAGTAAAACTTGATGGGACCGAAGTTGAAAATTGGTCTGGGTTGTCAATTGACCCATCTAATTCCCGTTACCTTGGCTCTGTCCTTGATCTGTACTCGTCGTACATTAAGACTGCCAGCGTGGCAACCGTTAGCTCAAGCGCAGCTCTTACCATTGCCGGACTTGGTGCTAACGACTATGTGACTACTGGAAACTTTGCCAACGGGTCGGAGGGCAGCGGCGCTGTGGATTCAACAGAATGGGCCTCCGCTCTTGATAGTTACGATGTCGTTACCCAAACCCTTTTGTTTAATCTGGTTGGTCAAACCTCGTCAACCATCGTCAATGATGGTTTGGCAAAAATGCAAGAGCGGGGTAACTCATTCTTAATTATTGACACATCAAAGACCGCCACTAGTAAATCGGCATTGGAGTCTGTTGTTTCAACATACGCCCAGTCAAGCTACGGTGCGGTTTATGGTCCGGCATTAAAGATGTTTGATCCAACTAAGACTGGTGCTGCTTCCATTCGCACTACTTTTCCTGGTGGGGCTGTGGCTGGTGCTTTTGTTCGTTCCGAAATTGCACGTGGTGTGTCAAAAGCACCAGCTGGCTACAGTCTTGACATCCGAAATGTTTATGGTTTGGTGGCAACGCTGACTGAGACTGAGCAGGGATCTTTGTACAAGAACCAGCAACTCAACTTGTTCACGATTGTCCCCGGCGTTGGTGTCGTCATCAATGGTGCTCGAACCTTGGCTCGCAACACTGCGGACAAATTTATTACGGTTCGACGTTCGTTAAACTTCCTTAAGCAAACGTTGAAAGACTCAACCGCGTATGCACTTTTTGAGCCGAACGATGTGCGTCTGTGGGAGGGTCTGACCATCCGTGTGTCAGCACTTCTTACGGCTTTCTGGGGAACCGGTGGTCTTAAGGGCAACACTACGTCAGAAGCTTTCTACGTCGTCTGTAACTCGACAAACAACACGCCAACCACGGTAGAAGACGGTCAAGTTAATATTGAAGTGGGTGTTGCATTGCAAAATCCTGCTGAATTCATTGTCATTACCGTCAGCCAATGGGCTGGTGGATCAACGGCCACTACCAATATCTAGGAGATATCATGCCTAAAGTACAACGTACAGACCCGCTTCGTAACTTTAAGTTTACGATTCGTTTTGAAGCCATTGACGGTACCGGCGTTCTTGGAAACTTGCTGACTGGCATTGGCGATCTTGGTTTTGCCCAGATGGGCGGTCTGTCAGTTCAAAACGAGCTAATTGCCTATCGTGAGGGTGGTATGAACACTCATCCGCACAAGATGGTTGGTCAGTCAGACTTCCCAGCAGTTTCGTTTGCTCGTGGAGCGTTTGCTACTCAGGACCAGTTGTGGAAGTGGCAAAAGTTCATTCATTCGTGGATCAACGGTGGCACTGGTGGTTTTCCTGGTGGCGCCCAAGGTGATTCAACCAATTACCGTTGCAACGTTCTGGTTAAAGTCTTTGACCACCCCTACACCGCTGGGGATGCTCGTTATGCTTGGGATAGCAGTGATCCTTCAGCTGATCTCAAGCCTGGTAACATCAAATTGGCATTCAAACTGTTTAACTGCTGGCCCGGTGCTTACGGTTTGAGCGACTTGAATGCTGGTGACAACGGCATTATGATTCAACAGTTAAACATTCACCACGAAGGTTTTTTCGTGGCGTGGAACGCAGGGGAAATTAATAGTCTGGCAGAAGCAAACTGATTACAACTTAGGAGCATAATATGGCAACACAATCAGAAGCCCTTGCGGTTCAGGCTGCTATTGCAGATCCAGTCCCCAAAATTGAATTAACACCAAATACAACCGTTGAGTTGTTTCGTGGTGTACTAAATACTGAAACTAATGAGTGGGAAACTACCGCAACTGTCAGGGAATTGACTGGCGAAGACGAGGAGGCCCTTGCGGCGTTGGATGCCAAGGGTGATTTGTTGTATGCGCAGTACATGGCGGCTCTTTTAAAGAGAAGCGTTTATTGTATTGGAAACATCCAAATTGAAAAACATCCGGAAGTTATTGACGCTCTGATCATTGGTGATCGTGACACTTTGTTTTTGACCACGGTTCGTGCAACCTATGGCGAAAACCGTGAGTACCAAATCAATTGTCCTCAGTGTGGAAAGTCAAACGACGTTCTTATTGAAATGTCGGAGTTTCCAATTAAAAAACCTAAGGGAAATCCCCAGGAGCCCATTGAAATTAAATTGCGTAACGGAACCACCCAGCGTTTTCGTTTGGTCAATGGTGCGGATAGTCAAGTAGTTAGTAAAAAGGCAAACAACATTCCTGAACAAAACACCATTTTGATTGCTCGATGTGCGGAATGGGAAGAAGGTAAAAAGCCTAAGGATGTGAATAAGTGGGCAAAGAGCCTTGGTATGAAAGACCGCGCTTTGATTATTTCTAAATTAGTAGAAGCTCAACCGGGGCCAGAAATCAAGGAGGTGGAAGCCCACTGCGCCCATTGTGAAAAGCCCTTTCCAATCATGTTGAATTGGGCCTCCCTTTTATTCAGCTAATCTAGTAGGTACATATTGGGATTACGATTCAATTGCTTCTGTCTACAAAGGCTTTTCGCTAAAAGATATTAAAACGATGACCGTGCGTCAACGTATTTATTGGGCGGCCATGAGTCGCTGGCATAGGCAGGAGTAATGGTAACAACTAACGAACCGAGCGTTGCGGGAAATCCCTCGCAGGGTGGTGGTCGCGGCAGAGCGATGGGTGATCTGCGCGCCAGGTTTAATGTTGACACTAAAGCTATTGAAAAAGTTGCTGCGTCAATTAATCAGATTAGAAAAGATTTTGAGTATTTAAATAAAACGCTGCCCAACATCAATACAAAATTGAATAAGACCCTGCAACTGATGCAGGGAATTCAGAGAACCCAGAGTGGTGGTGCTGGGGCACAGAACCCCACTGGTGCTGGTATTTCGCTACCAATGGGCCCCCCTGGATCTGGGGTAAACCAAAGCGGGACGGTGACCAACGTCCAACAAGTGTTTGTTGGTAACACGCGTGCTCCTGGTGGTGCTGCCCCTGGTGGTGCTGCCCCTGGTGGTGGTGGTGGTGGAGCTAGTGCTGCTATGTTTGCGTTCCAAGCATTAAATCTTGGAATTCAAGCCCTTGATTCCCGCATTGATAACAACTACATGCGTTCTTTGTCGGTTGACAAGCTTGCGGTTTACTATCAGCAAAACAAGGGCATCTCAAACATGCAATACATCGAGGATATGCGCGACCCAATGCGCGGTTCTCGACTTGGTTACAACGGCATAAATACGTTGCTTTCTTTGCAAGCATCTACAGGTATTAATGCCCAACTAAACCATGCTGGTATTGCTGGTCTTCGTGCTCTGTCTGGCTACTCATACAGCACCGAGCAAATGGCTCAGATGGCTGGAACATTGGGAAGTGCTGCTGTTAACAACCGAATGACCATGATGCTTGGCACGGGTTTGTACGGCTTTGGTGGTCAGCAAAACTCAATGGACAACGTTATTAAACAAATTGTTCAGAGAACCGGTCTTACAAATGCTGATCGGTTGGCTGGGGCCCGCCAACAAGGGTCAAATACCAGAGCAATGCTTGAAGCATCCGGCGTTCCGCCAGACATGATTGACCTAGTTCTTGATTATGCCGAAGCCAACCAGTCTTATCAGAAAAAAACTGGTAGCAAAACAATGTACGACCCTTCAGACGCAAAACACCGTTCGGTAATGGGGATTGAGCAAAACTTTGCTACTCAAGCTGAGGAAACCATTCGTGTAAAAGAGAATCGAGACGAACAATTTTACAAACGTCAAGCTGACAACTTTGCTGATATGGAAAAAAATATACAGAGCGTAAACAGGGCACTTGAAGCTTTTGAAGACAAACTTTCTGGAATTGTTGGCACTGGCGTATCTACTAAAGGAAGCATTGGACGCAAGATTCTTGGTGGTGCTTTAATGGTTGGTGGGGCTGTGGTTGGTGCTGGCCTTACACCCTTTACAGGAGGAGCGTCTCTAGCAATTTCAGCTGGGGCAATAGCAACAGGCGCAACACTGATGTCTGGTGACCCTGTGCCTACCGCTAAAACCGGAAGCCCACAGACGACAAAAATTCCCATTGGCTACAACAAACCAATTAAGCGAATAACGCTGGGTGAACTTTCTAACGTTGGGCATTTTGCAAAACTTAATTCTCAATTCCGTGATCGTTTGTTGCGCCTGTTCGCCGCTAACCCCAACGTAGGCCTTGGTACTGGTCATCGATCTGAAGCTGAACAGACAAAGCTGTTTCATGACCGTTATCGACCTGTGCGAGGTAATGAAAAAGCCGACTTAACTTGGGATGGAAAAGGTTGGAAACACCATTCAGGACCACCCGCCGCTCCCCCAGGTCGTTCTATGCACGAAATTGGTTTGGCGGCGGACCTTGTGGGCGATCTTGATTGGGTGGTCAAAAATGCAGAAAGGTTTGGTCTTAAGACATTTGCTAATGTTAATAATGAGCCATGGCACGTACAACCAGCAGAGCTCCCTGACTCTCGTTTCGAGTACGAAAAACGGGGCTCGCCTTGGGGGCAACCGGCTGGAACAAGGCGTGATTCTGCAAACGTAGAAGTTGACGCTAGGGGTAAGCCGCATAGCGGGGCCGTTGTTGGCGACAAAGTAATTGGGAATTCTGGATCCCTTGGTTCCAGCTATGAAACCTTTAGTCAAGTGAGTATTTCGTCAATTGTTGGGGAACCGTTTGCCGCAACTGCGGCAAAAATGGATGGTGGTGGAGGCTCGGCAACCGTTCGTGGAGTTGCTAACCGAACTGGGGCAACTAACTCTTCAAGCAAAACTGAGGAAACTAACTATTCAAACCTTGCCGGGTCTAAACAGCCGATGGATCCCTATGACCTTGCCAGGCTTTTGCACAAACGTGGTTTTAAAGGAAAAGACATTACCAACATGCTTGCTATTTCATGGAGAGAATCTCGATGGATTCCGGGAGTAAAGGCGGATGATAAGGACGATTTGTCATATGGATTGTTCCAAATCAACATGATGGGCAAAATGGGTCCTGCGCGACGTAATTATTTTAAGATAGATAAAAACGAAGAACTGTATGACCCAGAAACAAACGTTAAAGCAGCTCGAATTTTGTTTGGCGGTGGAAACTACTCACCATGGAACATTGATGGAAATCCGCTTGCCAACACCGAGTCTATTATGCCAAAGGCCCAAGCAATTACTAAAGAGCTTGGGTTTGGTGGTGGAGACCCAGTGGTCGACACACCAGCTGAACAAAAAACAATTACTATGCCACTTGGGTTTGGTGGTGGAGACTCAACGATTAACACACCCGCTAAACAGGGTAATGGCGTTGTCATCCAGGGTGGAACAAGTGTTAATATTGCTCCAAACATCTACGTTACATCTACTGGTAACAACACACAAGATGCTCAGCGAGTGGCGCAAGAAATTTCTAGGATCTTGCAGCAAGAAATCAAGCGAGAATTGTTGAGGACAACGTAATGGAAAAACAAGCAGATGCGGTTGAAAGAGCAGCGAAAAAAAAGAATCTCGAACTTATTCAAAACGCAACAAGTGGGTCAGCGGACGCAAGAGAAGCACAATTAAAAACTGCTGCTGTACAAGCGAAACTTAAAAGTCAAGGATTTAATTTTAATGTAACTCCTCTGGCCACCCCAAACAACCAGCAAGATAACCCGTTGTTTATTTATCCGGGAGACACTTTTATAGACCTTGGTTCAAAGGTAAGGCGTCCGCAGCGGATAAGAACAAAACGTGGATACATTCGACGCTTAACTGAATTTTACGCAAAAATGGATAATCCCCCAACAATCTTTAATCGTCGCTGCAATTTTCAATTTCAACCGGACACAATTGTGCGGTCAGTGGATGCAAATGCATACGAAACACAATTCTTTTTCAATCAAGAACCATCACAATTGGCTGTTCCAATCCCAGGGCAGGCCTCATACAGTTTTAAATTACTGTTTAATCGGGAAGCTGAATTGGTTTCACGAAAGTTTAGGTCTGGAAATGGGCTAAAAAGTGTGAACGTGGGATTTATTGTTAACACCTTAAACACCGATCCCGAATACTTTATCAACAACCAATATGATCCAAGTTGGGTTTGTGGTCTTGGGGTTCTTGCTGACATCATGGTTTTAGACGCCGTCGTTGGTCAAGGGTTTAATCAAGAAATGTTGAACATGGTTAAACAAACACTAATCGCCCGAGCGGCAAACCCACCTGCACCTGACCCAAGTACAGCCGACGATCAGGACAAAGAAAAGACAGAAGCAGAGACTACACCGACTTGGAACTGGTCAGAACAATCGTTAAATCCAAATCTTGGAAATACTGCGTTTATTACGCCAGTTCCTGTTAGAGTCATGTTTTCTAAATGGATGATTATTGAAGGTTTTGTTACTTCAACGCTCATCAACTTTCACAAGTTTACAAAAAACTACATTCCGTCTCAGGCAAGCGTTGAGGTAAGCATGCAGGCGTTGTACATTGGCTTTGATAAAAAACAAACAATGCTTACAGCAACCATTCCAGTGTCTCAAACACCAGCATCAAGTGTTGCTGATTCAGTTGGTCCAATCGAAGAGAACCAAAATGTTCTCACACAAACTCAACAAGGTGTTGATTCGTTTTTTAAGGGCGCAGTTGATCAAGCGGGCTTTTCAATGGGAAGCTGGTTTAATCAAGGTGATCGAGACAGTTTGCAGGATATTGTGTTTACTAATTCAACGCAACGTTTTGAATTTAAAATGGATTTCTTTGAATCAGAAGCTGGTGCTTCATTTAGAAAACAATATGAAGGAGATGGAAATTCTGCGGGTGGAGAAGTTACGTTCTTTTATGAGGCAGTTATAAAAGTGTATTGGCATACATACGCCAAGGGAGCGGATCAAAATAATCCTGATACAGCGCGTACAGTAACTAAAAACCGACATTCTCCAACAGGAAGCACAATTACTCCAGTTGACTACGATCAACCATTTCCTTCTGAAATTGAGTATCTAAAGGGGTGGGGAACTAAAGATGATCCATTTTTAATTACAAGTAATGGAGAAATTCGACATGCTAACTTGCGTTTCATAAGGGACAAATGGGTTACGGATAATGAGGGTTGGACATTTGTTAGACCACGACATCAAGGACAAGTAGTTGTTCCTTACAAAAATGAAGAATTTGTAGTCGAACTAACTATGCGTATTCAAGCAAGACGTTTTGAAGCAGGTTATAAGTCTAGACAAGTACTAAAAGGAAATTGGACTTTAAGAGCTGATAAAGATGAGTTGTTTAATAACTTATCAATTTCAAACAGCGGATGGCCGGAGAATCTTTGATGCTTTACACATTGTCTAGGTACACGTACGGAGAAAACTCAGCAGTAGACGGAAAGCTAACGGCTACAAGAAAACCTGGTTACTCCGTTGGTGTTCAAACATATACAGTTGGTCCTGGAGATACTTTTGAAAACATTGCAGCTCGGTTATACGGAGACAGCGCACAATATTGGCGTATTGCAGACATTAACCCTCAAGTTAAATTTCCCCTAGACCTTACTCCTGGCACGGTCATTCGAATACCACAATGATTTTTAGAAACGCGTATAACGACGCTCCGCTTTTAAATGTGTTTATTGATCGGGCCACTGTGCCTGACACCCGTATCGTTTCTGTTGAATTAATCATGTCGGAAAACAAACATGACATGGCCATTATTACCTATTCGGGTTTTCCGGGTATTGCTGTAACTGAATACATTGGTTTGCCCGTCTCAATCGCTTTGGGCAACAACGAAAGCAATATGGTTACGTTTATTGGTTATGTTGCGTATGTTGATGTTGAAGCCAACGCTCGAATGGGAATTGTTAATGAATCGCTTATCCAAGCCGCTCGCGTAGTGTGTTTTGGGGCAAGTTACGACATGAAACAAATAAAAAGCGCAGTGTACATTGATACAACTTTGCCAAAACTTGTTTCCTCCCTAGCAAAGCGTTATAAGTTGTCATATTCCGTTCCAAACAACAATTACACATTTAAAGTAGTTGAACAGTCTGGTAAAAGTGATTGGGAACTACTGTCAGATACCGCAGAATCAATTGGCTATTACGTAATGGTTTCTGGCACACACATTCATGTTTATGATCCTTTTTCTTCTTACTTTAGGTCAACGCCTCCAACCCAATTAGTCAGCATTGGTGAGACAGCGCAAAGACAGCCTGGGTCAATTTATGAATTTAAAGGTACGTTTGGAGACGTAACTCCAGATGGAGGCCACGCAAATTGGTCATTAAAATCGTTTGATGTTCTTAGAAAAGAGATAGAAGTAACGTCAACAAACAGTTCTAGCAGCGGACTTGGCAAAACACTTACTCCTAGATTTACGCACGAAATTTCTATGAATGCTGTGTCTCAAGACGGGTTAAAACAGTTTGTAAATCGGTACACTCGATTTAACTTTCCAATGAACGCGAAAGTGTCTGTAATTGGAATCTCTACAGCTCTTCCGGGAAGGTTGGCTTTTGTAAACAAATATGACTCAAAATTTGATGGTTACTGGATTGTTTCAGAAGTTAGACACCTAGTAAATAACGCGCATTTTGTCACAACGTTAAACTTAAAAACGGATGCGACAAACGATCAAGGTTTACGAACGCCCCCTGGTTCTATTTATCGGGATCCGCCAACGTCAATTTTGAGCAATAATAGATGGGTAAGTTCACGAGAGTTTGCTTATGTTTACTAATAACAATACCAACAGGGCTCCGGTGGGGGTATATAGGGCAATCGTATCATTGGCAAACTCAACAACAGGGGAAATAAAAGTAAGAATACCGGCACGGTTTGGACCGGATACAGCGGTGACTGTTTCTAAAATAGGGCGTAAACCTGTAAATGGTGTTTGGTCGGTTCCAAAAATTGGAGAACAAGTAGTTGTTACTGCTGATGGAATTGATTTTTCAAATGTATTTATTCTCAACGTAAATCCGAGTTAAATTATGTCAGTTTTAAAAATACCTTTGCAGATTTCAAGTGGCGGTGGTCTTGCTGTGCTTACAAAAACCGAAGACATTGTTTCTCAAAAAATTGTGGACTACCTAACAACCAACGTTCTTGAACGACCAATGAATCCCAGTTACGGGGGCAATACTTCAAAACTATTGTTTGATAATTACGATTCTTTAGTATTTAGTGAATTTAAAAATGAAGCGATTAATGGTCTAAAACAAAACGTGTCAGGAGCTCAAATACTTGACTTAAAGTTGGTAGAAGTAAAAAACGATACTTTATCTTCTTATGCTGAAAACACCGTAATGGTTGAAGTAACATACAACCTCCCAGCATTTGGAGTTCGTACAGCTACTGTTCAGATTGTAAACCCCGACGAGTTGGGTGAAGGATCAATTCTATGACTTTAAGTTTTGACTATACAAATCGTGACTTTGCATCAATTAAAGACGCGCTGTTGGAACGCGCCACGTTAATTTTTCCAGAGTGGACGAGCAGAGATCAGTCAGACTTTGGAATGTTGCTTGTGGATTTGTGGGCCTACATGGGGGATGTTCTTCATTATTACGTTGACCGAGCATCTCGAGAAACATTTTTGGAAACTGCAACACAACGTGATTCGTTGTTGTCTATTGCAAAACTCCTTGACTACATTCCGATTGGGCGCACTGCTGCGGTGTCCTCTATTAAGTTAAACGCGTCTTTATCTGAAGCAACAGATGCTTCACCAATATTAATTCCAGCGGGAACCCAGTTTTTAGCAACACCCTTAATAGAAGGTGCTGAAAAAGTTATTTTTACTCTTGATCGTAATATTGCGTTTAACGTTAGTGGGACACCAATTGTCGGATATGACACTTATCAAAAATCAATTACTGTGACTGTTCCGGTGGTTGAGGGAGAAATCTTTTCCCAATCGTTTACTAGTAACGGTTTGGCTACTCAAAAATTTACGTTAGACAAAACTGGAGTGGTCCACAGTTCTATTCGTGTTGACGTTTTTGAGGGAGTGGGTGGAAACGCAATTCGTTATGGAAACGTCGAGCGCCTTATCGAATACCCAAGCACTGCTCTTGTTTATTCCGTTGATCTTAATTCTGACGATTCGTCTACCTTAAATTTTGGTAACGGGGTTCATGGAAAAGTCCCGACCAATAATGCATTAATCAACATTGTATATCGTCGCAGTCGCGGCTCTGCTGGAAACGTAGCATCCAATGCGATTAAAGAATTTCAAGCACTTACTAACAATTTGGGGCCGTCGTACGACGGAATTGTTATTACTCCAAACACATCGCGGGCTTTTGGTGGTTCAGATTCAGAAAGTGCTGCGTCACTAAAAAACAACATTCCAGCCGCCTTTCGTTCGCAGGACAGGGCCGTGTCATTGCAGGATTACATTGATCTTACTTTACGTGTGCCCGGTATTGTTAAGGCAACGGCAAAAGTCAATGTTGGTAAGATTGCAAAACGAGGAAGAATTACAAACAAAGCTTTATCAGCAAGTGTTGCCACGTTGACTACTGATTCGGCGCATGGACTTTCAGTTGGTGAAACAATTGCCATATTTGGAGTGGGTGAACCCTTTGACGGTACGTTTGTTGTAAAAGCTGGGTCAACTGGGTCTTCTCTTTTGTATGATGTTGCGTCGGCAAATGTGGCATCGGCAAGTGTGTCAGCTTCCGTAACAACGTACATGAATGCCCAGGTTGAGATTCTTGCACTTACTCCGCAGGATTCATATGACGGAACACTTGCTGAGGGCGCAACTACAAGTCCTCTGTATTTGAACAATTCGTATCGGGATTTGATTTATGAATACCTGCGACCAAGGGAGATGGTTGGAGTTAACTCAGTAATTATGCCGTCGGTCAGCCTACAAAAAGTGAAAATTGAATGTGATCTTGCGGTTCTTTCCGCCTACATTCAAGACAAAATTGTTGACGACGTCCAATCCGCTGTTCGTACTTTGTTCCCATTTGACGCTGTTTCTTTTGGACAAAAAATTACAATTGGCGAACTATATCGATTAATTATGAGCGTTTCTGGTGTTGATTACGTAAACATCACAAAGTTCACCACATCAACATCTGGTATTGATTTAATTAGTGCAAGTCCAAACGTTTATGGAGTACAGGCCGATAACACCAAGTTGTTCCTTCTCACCGAGATCACGGTGAACGGTAGTGGTGGGATAACCGAGGTGTAATGGCTATTGTATCTTTTAGGGTTAGACGGGCTGACCTTGCTGCCAGCCCCGACGCAAACCCATTTGGTTCATACCTACGAGCAACAGACACAACTGCTCCGAGTGGGACTAACCGAATTGATTCTGACTCTGCTCTTAGGGCTGATGGTTTTCTTATTCCGGTTGCTGGTCTTGGTGTTGAAGCCTTTCTTTCTGCCCAAGCGGTTGACCATGGCAGAGTTCGTTTGTCGTGGTCGCCTTTAGCATTGGCAAATCCAAATTTAAATGGCGTTGGTGATACAAACATTCAAAATATTGTTTTGGTTTACTCACCTACAGGAGCTCCTGAAACAGTTGCTGATGGAATTATAATTAAGACACAAAAACACTTTGACAACACGTACGCAAGTGATCATGTGGGTGTTGAATCTGGTAAATGGGCGTACTACTCCCTCTTCCTGCATTGGAATCAAAATGGAACGGGTCCCAGTGGTGTTAATTGGTACGAACGAGTCGCAGCAATTCAAGAATTAGTTCCGTTTGATTACAAATCAATTGATGCACTATGGAACCGCATTCCCTACCACCATCAACAGTCGGATGTGTATGGAACAGATAACGACCCTGAAAACCTTTACCGTGGTCTTTTGTACAGATTTCTTTACATCTTTGGTTTTGAAATGGACAAAGAAAGAACGCTTATTGATGCAGTAGTTAGACAATACGACCCTGACAAGTGTGAATCAAATTCAGTCAATTACTTGGCAAAGCAAATGGGATTGGAATCTAGTGTTGAGGAACTTGGAGTTTCCAAAATTCGACAAGTTCTAAAAGACATTGGATATTACCGGCAGAGAAAAGGAACTCTCCAGTCGGCCACGGCCTATCTCACGGCACTTAGTGGTTGCGCGGTTGACGTTGTTGAATCTAATTCATCTCCACGTTTTAAGTTTCGTGTGTACGCAGAAAAAGCAAACCTAATTCCGGACTCATTGTTTGTCATTACCACGGAGACACGTAAGTGGAAATTTTCCGCCCAAACAGCATCTGTGTCTTACATTAGTGCAAGTGGTGGGTTATTAATTACAAACACCGGATCTGGATCTGCTCAATTTGCTTTGACATCCTTGCTTGGTGTTCCGGTAGATAAAGATATTAATTACTGGATGTCGGCCAATCTTACTGCTAGCGCGGGACAATTCTGGGGTTCGCAGTGGCAAAGTTCGTCAACAACTTTTAACAATTGGTCAACAACAAAACTTGCTAACCGCATCATGCCAGCAGCTTTGTCCCCCGAAGGTCGAACAGTTATGCTCATGCCAGAAACTACATCCGCTTCCGCGTCATACCCAGTAGGTATTTTTGAAATCAATGCCGGAGCAACCATGTTTTTTACGAAGTGGATGGTGGAGCCGCGAACATACGGCATTTACTTTAACGGCTCATCTGACTTTGGTGGATTTATTTATCAAAACACATTTTCTGACCACCAGTGGTCTGGCAATACTTACGCATCGTATTCGACGTATACGACAAACCGTAAGAAAACGATTGATGCAATTGAGCGCGTGTTGCCAAAACTTCTTCCAGTCACTATGCTGATTGACACTTCAATCAACTACGAAATAGTCTATGATTGGATTCCCGGCAAAACATAAAGGAACAACATGGAATACATACTCGGAGCATTAGCTGTCTACAAACTTTTACAAGTGGTGGATTTACTCTTGCCAAAAGAGCCCATGACTTGGGTTAAGGTGTTGGCCGGAATTGTTGCGTCGTACGCAGTATCTTTTCTGGTCGACCTTGACAACATGGTTCTTGGGGGTCTAATTATCGCCACACTTGCCGGTGCATGCCATACCGTCCTTCGCTGTCTAACCTTGATGGGTGACATGGCCTTTCGTAAATCACTCAAATAGGAGAACAACATGGAACGAACACGTGTTTGTTTAATTGCGGGACAAGGAACAGCAGAGGCGTCGGTAATCCAAGCGGGGTTGCACGATCTTCAAGAAGACTCCCACATTGTTTATGTTTGGGATGGCAAACCTTCGGATGGTCAAGCCCATGTACTGGATTGGCTGCTTGTGTTTAAAAAAGGGCAATTTACTGTCATACACGACGGAACATCAAAGATACATTCTGCTGTTGAGGGGTCAGCTGGAGAAGTACTCAAAGCCAACCACTTAATGGTTGACGCATTTGACCTTTACCCAAAATATACAACGCTGGTTTTATGGGATGAACACGACGGTGTCCCCACCCCATTGACAACAGAGATTTGCACGGCCTCGCTAAGCCGTGGGATGTCCACGGTTGACCTCTGTAACGGCTTGGTTCCTCTGTACCTAGAAGAAGCACCTGCTAGAATGGCACCAGAGGCCCCTAGGAAGCCCCAGGATGCGTCAAAAACGCCTACCCCTAGGGAGACAACCCCCCAACCAGAAATTCCCCTTAAAACGAATCCTAACGCGTCTGGCGTGATGTTTGTATTGTCTTACGTCAACGAGCAGGGAGTACTCGATTCGTTTACCGGTTCAAGGGATCAAATCATCAAATTTGTTAAAACCTTGAGCTGACCATCTGTGGGGGGGCCGGGGTCAAGAAGGGAAAACCCCCCGGCCACAACCCCCACAGGTCCACGGTTGTATTCCCGAAGGCCAGCCGCAGATTCGGGTGAAGATATTACCCTTGGGATACATAATAGCATCACAAAAGAAAGGAAGTAAACAGGTATGGGCGTAAATAAATTTGGAGGACCATTTATACCGGTCCCTAAGTGGGTGTTGGACTACATTAAAAATGATTCCGTATCACTCCACGTATTGGTCACGGCGTTGCAGTACCTAGACAATGAAACCCAGGAGCTGACCACGTCGTATGAGCACTTGGCAGAAAGAACTGGATACAGTCGACGCACAGTTATCCGAGCGATGGCTCGCCTAAGCGAGATCAGGGTGGTCAAATTTAATCACCGGCACGGTAAGAGTGGTAAGCAATTAAGTAACAAGTACGTCATTGATTTCAATAATCCAGCTGCTCAAATTGGGGGTGACACGTTAGACACCCTCCCCAAAAGGGGTGACACTTCAGACACCCCCCCAGTGTCACGCCAGACACCCCTTAGGGGTGTCACTGGTGACACCCAATCAAGAAAGACTAACCTAAAACAAAACCGACCCAGGGGGCGGAGGTCTAAAGGTGAGTTAGATTTGTTCAACACTGATCCCAGGTGGCAACAACAGTTAAAGAAGAAAAAACCGGAAAACTAATATGACCACAAAAAACGCTTGCATACTTTGCGAAGCAAGAATTGAAGAAGAAGATTTTTCATGGTATCCGGAAAACGGTGATGGTCCCTTTTGCGAAAGTTGTTACAGTGCAGATCTTGATAACTGCGAAACAATTTATTTAATAGATGACGAAAAAGTAAACACATATTACATTGCAAACTTTGTACAGCTTGATGAATACGGAGACTCACCCATTACCTGGAAAAAGAAACCACTTATAGTCAGGGCGGAATGGGTATCTACCAGTATGTGGCGCGGGTACATGGACATCACACTTCCTGGGTGGTCGTGCGTATTAGATGGGTGGACTACGGGTAATTACGATGATGAGATTGGGCGACGTAAAAGTTTTTTTAATCATTGGGCCAATGATTTACTAGAACAAAAAATCAAATACTCAATACCAATTGTGCTAGTAAACGCCCACACCAGCAATTTATTTTCCATAGCCGTATCCGTGCTAGCTCAAGAAGGTAATGAAGATTTATTTAAACAAGAGCTAGCGGGTTTGTATGAAACACTTTATGAGTCATTGACATGAACTCTGATTCTTGGGGTAAGGCGCTAGGAGCAGACGACGAAAAAAAGGTTGTTAAACAACCAAAAAAGAAAACGTCGATTAAGGAGCTTGTTTACTATTTCAAAAATACTGTTGTGCCGACAACAATGACTTTGTCTGCCCCGGTCAATGGTGTTGCATTAATGAAAGCATTTAAAAAACTTCGACAACAAGGAATTTCAAACGATGAAATAGTGCTAATGATTGATCAGTTTGCTCACGATATAAAACAAACCCCACTACCAACGACGCTTCCGGCCTGGCGTGGTTTTTTATTAAGGCTTGATCCTTTATACGAAAAAATAAAAGTTGGGTCCAGAACTTATTCTTATGAATCGTATACTGTTGACAAACGTTTTAAAAAGGGAAACAAAAATGGGTGAATTGAAGAGTCAAAAATATTGGCGCAAACGCCCCGTTGAAGAGCGTTTGAAGAACACGTTTATACCTAAGAAATACATCTCTGCAACTTTGGACAACTACGATCAAGAAAACGGAAGCCAGGATGTTCTGGTATACGCCAACCACTGGCTAAACAATCTTAAAGACAACCTTAACAATGGAGTTGGTCTGTATTTGTTTGGTGGTACAGGTAGTGGTAAGACACACATTGCCACATCAATACTTAAACGTGCCGTAGCCACATCGGAAGTTTGCGGATATTTTATTACGGCAGAGCAATATCTAGAGACTTCTTACTCATCCTTTGACAATGATCATTACGACGACGAATCGTCAGATGCGGACACTATTTACTACATCGACAACGTTTACGACATCCTTGTTTTGGATGGTCTTGGTACAGAGCGACGACAGTCTGAGTTTGCCAAGAAATCTCTTACATCTATGCTTAGCAAGCGTTACGAAAACCAGTTGCCCACAATCATCACGACAGATATCCCAATAAATAAACTTTCATCAATTTACGGAAACAGGTTTTCTTCAATCATTACAGATTGTTGTTTGTTTATTCCATTTCTTGGTGAGGACTACCGGTTGTGGAGAGCGAATGGAGAGGAATGACATTTTTGCCTATTCTCCCCCAGGAGTCGCGGTTCTTTTTGAGGGCGTACTGGCCTCCCCACCCGATACAGTAGGTAAAATCATTGCGAACATCCGTCTACGAGCTAACGATTACGATGCATATCTTTCCTATTGGAAAGCAAATGAAATTCCATTAAAACACGTCATTGATACCATTAATCGAAAACAAATTGGCGTTGCTGTTTATACTTTGTTTCCCGTTGACATTGCTGAAGCAATTGACAGGTGGTTGATTAAACGAAACATATCTACTACGGTGGTCCCCTACGCCGACATAGATGACTTGGCCGAAACCTCAAAGTTTTTTCCAGAAATAAAAACCATTTACGTTGCAGATCAAGAACACGCAAGAAAGATTGGCATGAAAGCAACCGTAGTCACCCCTAAAACAAGCTGGAACTTGTAATGGCTAGTGCAGAACATCTCCTTATTAGCAAGATAATCCAAGAACAAAACATTACGCACCCCCTAAAGCTTGGTATCAAAAACATACATTTCACATCGGCGTGGAGCCATGTTTGGGAATGGATCATTATTTATTGGCGTGAGCACAATTCTGTACCAACCACTCGAGCAGTCAAACAACAATTTGGTGACATTACCTTTGTTGATGCCTCTAAAGAACCATTTAGTGGGTTAATTGACGAGGTTTACAAGTCTTACAAACACAGAAGTCTACTTGAGTCCGTTGCGGAGGCGATGCCTGCACTTGAGCAAGGCGCAGTAAATGCCGCACTTACACTGCTTACAAAAGGCGTAAATAAAGCCACTACAGATACAACCAAACTTCGAGACGTAAACCTTATTGAGACATGGGAACAACGAGTTGAGAAATACATTGAATTGCAGAAAACACCCAACGGTTTACGCGGCATTCCAACCGGATTGCTCGGCCTAGATAGAATTACATCCGGATTTCGTCCACAGCAGCTAATCACCTTTGTTGGTGAGGCAAAGCGTGGTAAATCATTAATGACTTTGTACATGGCAAATGCAGCTCACCTGCACGGAAAAACGCCCCTGTTTGTATCGTTTGAAATGTCGGCAGATGAACAAGCGGCTCGATACGACGCAATCGTCGCGGGCGTCCCCTACAGCAACATCCTACGCGGGGCAATGAGTGAAAAGGAATTAGAAAAAGTTGCTAATACTCTTAGGATGAGAAAGAACATGCACCCCTTTATCATTACTGAAGACACATCTGCTCTAACAACAGTTGGGGCACTTGCCGCAAAAATTAAAGAATATAAACCGGATATTTTGTTTGTTGACGGTGTGTACTTGATGGATGACGAGAACGAAGAACCAAAGGGATCACCACAGGCACTCACCAACATCACTCGGTCCCTAAAACGAGTTGCCCAAAATGAAGACATCCCAATTGTTGGAACTACCCAAGTATTGTCGTGGAAGCTCAACAATCGCAAGTCAAGAAAAATTACATCAGATGCGATTGGTTACACCTCTTCATTTGCTCAGGATTCCGACCTTGTCCTTGGCGTAGAAGCAGATCCCGATATTGAAGAACAGGCCATCATTAGAGTTGTTCTAGCCAGGTCCGCACCCCTTGGAGAAATACGTATTAACTGGGATTGGGCGAACATGAATTTTACCGAAGTGGGAGAAGATGCTGATGACGACAATGACACAGACAACTGGTATTACTGACCTTGCTGACGTTTTACGCCGCCTTGGCGTTGACGTTGTTAGAGCAGGGGAAAAGGAAATCTCAGCCAGATGCCCAGTACATTTTTCGCGTACTGGCAAAGAAGACAAGTCCCCATCATGGTCAATGAATGGAAATACCGGATTGTGGATTTGTTACTCGTGCGGTGCTCGTGGCACGCTTTCTCAGCTTGTTTCTGAGATCACTGGAGAAACGGATTCTATTGTTGCGATTCACAAATTTTTGATTAACAATAGCCTTGGTCGAATTTCAACACCAAAATCAGAAGAAAAAAACGTACCTGTTGATTGGCTTATTTTTAGCAAGTTTTCTGTTCCATCTGATGCGCGACTGCAGGAGAAGAACATCGACAGGGAAGCAGTTCGCCGGTACGGTATTCGATGGGACCCATCAACTCAAGCGTGGGTGATCCCAATTGTTGCTCCCACAGGAGAACTACTGGGTTGGCAATCTAAATCCAAATCCCGCGTTTTAAACTATCCAACTGGCGTTTCTAAATCAAAAACATTGTTTGGCATTGACTCTATTAACTCTGGTACATGTGTGCTTGTTGAATCCCCCCTGGACGTAGTCCGGCTGAACACAGTTATGGACGGAGTATGTGGTCTTGCTTCTTTTGGTGCTCACATCAGCAAGAGCCAGATTTCCCTGCTTTCCATGTACGTAAATAAGCTTGTAGTTGCCTTAGACAACGACGAGGCAGGCATTAATTCGGCAAAGAAATTAAAAAAGTTTTTACCATCGTTCAGATACCCTGTTACATGGTTAAGATATCGTCATACATCTGCTAAAGATATTGGAGACATGACAGACTCTGAGATCTATGAAGCAGTTACTAAAGCGTCAGTGCTACCGTGGTGGATTACAAATGTTTAAAGGAAAACTTTACCCTTTTCAACAAGAGGCCGTTGATGTAATGGTCGAACGCGGACAGATGCTCCTGGCGCTCGTGATGGGCGCCGGTAAGACGGTGACGACACTTGCCGCACTTGAATACTTGTACGAAAACAAAGAAATTGAACGAGCATTGATTGTTGTTCCGGCGGCGCTCAAGTACCAGTGGCTTCGTGAGGTACAAAAGTTTACTGATGCACATGCAACTGTAATTGACGGGTCACAAAACACCCGCGTTGATTTATGGAGAAAATCTATTGGGTCTCGCTATGTAATTGTGAATCCCGAATCGCTCAAGCGAGATTTTTCGTATTATTCCGAACAAGCATTTGGGGCAATGGTGATTGATGAAGCAACCATGATTAAAACTCCACGCTCGCAGCGTTCGCGGATGCTCAAGCGCATTGGCAAAACATATCATTATCGATTTGCCCTCACCGGACAACCAATTGAAAACCGACCCGAAGAATTGTTTTCAATCATGGAGTTTGTCAATTCCAAGATCTTGGGAGACTTCAATACGTTTGACCGTACTTTTATTGTTCGTGACAGGATGTTTGGAAGACCACTTCGCTATCGAAACCTTGACGTGTTACAAAACAGTCTTCGCCCAGTAATGATTCGTAAACGTCGAGAAGACATCGCAGACCAGCTTCCCAAAATTGTTCACTCCGTTATCCCGGTTCCGTTTGACAAAGATGGGGCCAGGGCGTATCGGATTATTGCTCGAGAACTGCTTGATTCAATTCAAAAAGCCATCAGCACGTTTGGTCGTGGTTTTGATCTTTGGACTCACTATTACGGTAGACAAGACAACTCTGACCAAGGATTCATCATGTCTCAAATCACCGCACTTAGAATGTTTTGCGATAACCCACAGCTTGTTCTTTTATCTGCCCACTTGCACAACACAACAACAAAACAGGGCAGTGAATACGCCAACAAACTTGTCAAGCGAGGGATTGTTTATTCAAAACTAAAATCTCCAAAACAAGAAACACTGGTTGAATATCTTGAAACGGTATTGAATGAAGATCCCAAAAACAAAGTGGTCCTGTTTTCGTTTTACACCTACAACCTTAAGTTGATACAAAAAGCAACGGCCCACCTGACCAGAAGCGTTATTTTTGACGGAACCATGAACAATGCCCAACGAGATGTTGCCAAACAAACGTTTACGAACGATCCCTCCGTACGGCTGTTTCTGTCATCTGATGCCGGTGGCTATGGTCTGGACCTGCCGGTAGCCAATTACCTTATTTCGTATGACTTGCCTTGGAGTGCCGGAAAACTCGACCAGAGAGAGTCTCGCATTATCAGGTTGTCGTCCGAGCACACCCACGTTAACATTGTGGCGTTAGTTATGGAAGGAAGCGTAGAAGAACGCCAATATGAAATGCTTCAAGAAAAACGCAATATCAATAAAGCGTTTATCGACGGTGAGTACGACTACAGTAATAGCTATCAAATAACATTAGGAACATTAAGCGATTTTCTCAAAACAAGCGAGGTATGACATGTCACTAGATGAAGACTACGTTAAAGGCCTTGTGCGTGAGTACAAGAAAGCCAAAGAGATGATCGACTCTCTTGAGAAGCGCAACGCTGAAATGAAAACCAAGTTGACAGAAGCTCTCACCACGTTGGGAACCACAGATAACAACGGACACATTTGGCTTACCATTGACGATGTTGAAATTAAACGAGAACGCCGTGTTAGTAAAGTATTTAACGCATCTGCTGCTGAAGCATGGGCAAAACAAAACGGACATTGGGATGTCGTTAAAGAAGTAGTAGAAGTGTTAAATGAGGACAAAATCCTTGGATTAGCATGGCAAAACCCAGAATTGCAAGAACAAATAAAGTCTTTTTACATGGAGAAAGAATCTTGGGCACTGAAAGTTTAAATAACATTTTCAAAGATCTTCCAAACTACCCCGGCTCAAAAAAGCCAAAAAATAGAAAAGGGTACGAAACCTTGGGAGACCCCTCTGATAACGTAAAGCCGACGATTTACACCATCAACGGTGTGCGTCAAGAGTTCTACACCGTAGGGCAACTGGCCAGGCTTTTGGGCCGGAAGCCGGTCACCCTGCGGATGTGGGAAAGCCGGGGGTGGATTCCTCCCGCAACCTACCGAAGCGCGATACCAAAGTCACAACAACTTCCTGGAAAACAGTCCAAGGGTCGTCGTCTTTACACTCGCGCACAGGTAGAGTTGATTATCCAAGCAGTTGAGCGATTCATTGGCGATCAGCCAAGGTTGAGTTCAGCTAAATGGAGTGAATTCAAGAGATACATCAAACAACACTGGACAAAGTAACAAAGGACAAATATCATGCCAAACAAATATAGTGAAGAGTTCGAAGTCGATGACACCATTGACATGGAACCCATTGACGACACCGCAAAGAACGTCACGACAATGACGAAGAAGGAGCGCGTTGACAAGCCCGCCCCAACCACGGCATCAGCAACGATGGTCATCAAGCGTGGGTGGGTAGCCGCACAGAAAGTGCAAGAGGCAACCACGCCATACGCACAGCGTCTCAAGATCACTGAAGATGCACAGATCATCAAGTTCATTGAAGATGAGCCGTACGCATCATTCCGAACCCACTGGGTTGAGCGCGAGGGACAGAAATCTTTCATCTGCCTCAGCAACCACCCCAACGGCTGTCCTCTGTGCAAGGCAGGCCTTCGTGCCAACAGCAAGTTTGCGTTTAACGTGGCGCTGTTGACCAGCAACGAGGATCCGGATATCCGTTCGTTGGAGGTTGGGGTTCGTCTCATCGACCAGCTTCGCAACTATCACAACGACCCACGACAGGGCCCGTTGTCCAAGCACTACTGGGCAATTTCCCGCACTGGCAAGGGCGCTCAGACCCAAACCCTGCTTCAACTCGTGCGTGAGCGTGACCTGACGGAGTTCAACCTGCAGGCGTTGTCCGATGAAACCATGTCGGCACTTCGCAACAAGGCATATTCCTCCGACATCATTCAGGTTCCGTCGCACACCGACCTCCTGGAAATTGCCTCAGAGATTGTCCAAGCGGATTAACTGATGGCCTTAACGGTCCACACCGTTTCCGAAATCAGCGAAATTGTTTCTGTTGTAAAGGCAGCCGGGGCGTTCTCGTTTGATATTGAGTCACGTGGGGTTCTTGAGCGTCATTCTGACGTTTTAGAGCTTTTTGAAAAAGAGTGCGCAGAACACATCAAAACACTCAAGAACCCCAGTGCTGACATTGTTTCTCGATCAACAGAAGTCATACGACAACGATATTTATCTCAGCTGGCCCTCGACCCGAAGCGCAACGAAGTGTTTTGGATGGGCATTGCTACGACAGAACACTCCTGGGCAATCCCCATGGGACACAAGATTGGCAAAGTAATTACACCAGAGGTGAGGGGTGATGGATCAACCGTCCCACCACCCGGATATCGCAAAGTTTTAAAAGATGGTTCTGAGTCTCTTGCTAAAACAAAGTACGTGATTCCAGCAACGTTTGAATTACCGCCACAACAACTTGATCGTTTTGAAGTGTTTGAAGCTCTGCGACCATTATTTTTCAGCGACTGCGTAAAAGTAAACCACAACGTTAAGTTTGACGCTAGATCCATTCAAAAGTACTACGGTGAACTGCCATCAAAGCCCTACTGCGACACCATGGTGCTTCAACATATATGTGATGAGAACATCAGCAGCTTCTCCCTTGTCAGTCTCATCCAACATAATTTTTCCAACCACAATGCCTATCGAGAAGGAAAAATTGGAAAGAACATTGATAATGTTCCATTCGATGTTGCTGCTCGCTATGTTCATTTAGATGCCCGGTGGGCGTGGCTCACCTATAAGAAACTTATTGCAAAAATTAAGATTGATTGCCCCCTTATTCCGGTGCTTGAGAAAGACATGGATTTGCTATACGTCATCATGCACATGGAAGAAGAAGGTATTTCAGTTGATTACTCATCACTGAAATCCCTGCGCAAAGAACTTGATAATAAGCTTAAAGATACGTTGCTAGCCATTTCAGAGATCGCTTACCCCGGGTTTAACCCCGACTCAAATAAGGAGAAACAACAGTTTCTTTTTAACAAAAAGCGAAAGGGTGGTCTTGGTCTCAAGCCACCCAAGAAAACACCAAATAACGCACCATCTGTGGATAGTGAGTCTTTGGAAAAGCTCCGGGGTAAGCACCCTATTATTCCCCTTCTTCTTGACTGGCAGGAATTGCAAAAATTAAAGTCCACTTATGTTGAGGGGCTTATTCCAAAACTTAATAGGGGGAAACTCCATCCGTCATTTCACCTACACAGGACATCCACAGGCCGCCTTTCCTCTTCTGATCCCAACCTCCAAAACATTCCTAGAGAGTCAACAGTAAGAAAACTATTTGTACCACCGGACGGGTACAAGATGCTTGTTGCTGACTACGATCAGATTGAGTTGCGCGTCATGGCCATGTTCAGCCAGGACAAGGAACTCCTTCGAATTTTTAATGAAGATATTGACATTCACACCGCAACCGCCGCAGTTGTATTTAAAAAACCACTGGAGAAAGTTACTTCTGAAGAACGACAGATTGGCAAGGGTGTTAACTTTCTTACGGCATACGGCGGTGGTTACGCAAAGCTTGCTAGAACAACCGGCATTGATGACACCCACGCCCATAACATCTTGACTGCCTATAAGCAAAGTTTTAAGGGACTTACTCAATGGAAAAACAAAACCATTACGCTTGCTCAAAAAAGAGGGTACGTAACCACACTAAGTGGTCGCCGCCGTCGGCTTATTGACATCACGTCTTCCAATCCTGAACTTGCATCGAGAGCCGAACGCCAAGCAATTAACGCGGTTATTCAAGGCTCAGCCGCAGATATTTGTAAAGATGCCATGATTCAAGTTTTTTCTGCTTTTAAAGATACAAATGCTAAGTTAGTCGTGCAGGTTCACGACGAGCTCGTTGCGGTTTCTCCCGAAAGTGAAGACGTTCAAGAACTTTTTGTAAACGCCATGGGCCATAATCGATCTATCATGGGGGTATCACTTAAAGTATCTTGTCATACAGCGCATAGCTGGTCGGAGGCTAAAGGAAAATGAATCACATCATTGATAAAAGAACTTTTTATTTGATGCTTTCCATGTACCTTGGACAAGATATTGCAAAACAACACGGATTTACTGGAACATCAGAGGATGTTAAAGTCAAGGAACAGGAATGGGTTTCTGATCAATGGGAAATGTTATATGGACTTGGTATCTTTAATGAAGTCGTTGAATCTGTAGAATGGTTTTCTGAAGTGTTAACCAAAGGAATGCAAGAACTATCCGATGACAATCCGGAGGTAGTGGAAATAGTTAATCAAACCAAGTCAATCATTCTTGCTTATGGAATTGCCCTTGTTCAAAAATTACTCATGAACGAAAAAATTGCATTACTTGGAGAAGTGGTAGTTGAATGAGTTCTTGGTGGGAAAGGAAACTTAGTGTAGAAACAACGCCAAAGAAAACGTCGTTGCCACCTACGACCCAAAGGACTGTTCTTCCTGCGTTTACCCAGCAGGCAACGACAACGGTTGCCCAACCTCGACCCGTCACCGACGCCAGTGGACAAATTGACATGGGGACTGCAATCCGCACGTGGTCTGGCGGGGAAGCTCACCGCATGGATGGGCATTTGACTTGTCCTAAATGCGGTAGTAAAAATGTCTTCAGTCGTTCCAATGGGGGGATAACAAATAAACCACCTGCCCCACGTTGCTTTGAATGCGGATGGAATGGAATATATACACAAGCAGATCAATCAGCATGGATAGCATGAGGAGCACAAATGGATCAACAACAGTGGGCAAGTCTTAAAGACATTGTATCCGGTGTTAACAAAAACCTGGGAGAGTCGTGCATCATTCTTGGAAGCGAGATGCAATCGGCACTTCCTAGAATCACCACGGGTATTTTGGCGTACGACCTGATGCTTGGTGGTGGTTGGCCCACCAACCAGTGGAGTGAAATCGTTGGAGACGAGTCGTCAGGTAAGACTGCCGTTGCCCTTCGTACGATTGCCGCTAACCAACAGCTTGATCCCGATTGGACCGTTGTATGGGTTGCCGCCGAGGAGTTTGTGCCTAGTTACGCATCCGCCATCGGCGTGGATTTGAATCGTTTGTGGATTGTTGAAACTAACTTGATGGAACACGCATACAACCTCGTGTTGGATGTGATGGCCAACAGAGCCGCCGACTGCGTAGTCATCGACTCCCTTCCCGCGTTGGTTCCATCTACCGAATCAGAAAAGTCAATGGATGAGTTCACAGTTGGTCTTGGTGCTCGAGTCACTTCTAAGTTCTTTCGCAAATCATCTGAGGCACAGAAACGATCCATGATTCACAAAGAGCGCTCTTGTGTCGGCATTATGATTAATCAATGGCGGGACAAAATTGGCGTTGTGTGGGGAGACCCACGCACTACACCGGGTGGTAAAGCCAAAAATTTTCACTACTTCACCCGCGTTGAAGTTAAGCGTGACGAGTGGATTAAAGACAAAGACGAGGTCGTAGGCCAAAGCATTAAAGCGCGTACATTGAAAAACAAGACTTACCGACCATCACAAGTTGCAGTTGTTGACTTTTATTTCACCAACCACGAAGGTTTTTCTTTGGGCTCTTTTGACGTTGTTAAAGACATGGTCAATATTGCCACTGTTGTTGAGATCATTACCAGGTCAGGAGCCTACTACTCATACAACAAAGAACGTTGGCAAGGTAAGGACAAAATGGTTGCCGCATTCCGCGAAGACCTTACAATGCAGAAGAAGCTTAAGGCTGACGTTGAGAAACATTTTGGTATTAAACGATGATTTTAGGTCGTGATCCCGACAAAACCCGTAAATTGTTAAAGAAGTCCAAGAAACAAGAAATCAGGACAGCTGACACTTACAGAGGTTCTCGTAATGCTCAATCAGGCGCTGGTTGGATGCGCAAAAACGACGTTAGAAGCCATAACTTTCTGATTGAAAATAAACTGACCGGTAACCTCAAAGGAATAACTTTAAAAGCTTCAGATTTAATAGATCTTCGAGAACGAGCCATCTTAGAGGATCGCACCCCTGTACTACAGTTTGATTGTGCCGGTAGACGGTACGTTGTTTTGTCCGAAGACGATTTTTTAGGAATGATTAATGAGTAACACCGAATCTTATAAAAAACTTCTTACGATGTCTGGCGACGTTCTTCCTGTTGTTGCCGTTCAAATGCTTCGCAATCAAGAGTTGCGTGATGAGCAACGAGACTTCAAACACCTGCATCCAAGCGAGTTGTCAAAAAAAGATTGGTGTCCACGTGCCTCGTGGTACACAATTACCGCTGATGAAAAGCCGCCTATTAAACCAATGTCATACCAGCGTCTTAATATTTTTGCTGAAGGTCACGCAATCCACGCAAAATGGCAAAAATGGATGTGGGAGGCGGGTGTATTAGAGGGCCGATGGTATTGCCGAAATTGCGGACATCGATGGTGGGATGTATCACCAAAAAGTTGTCCAGACTGTAGCGCTCTTACCCACAATATTGTTTATGACGAAGTCCCAATCAATGATGACAAACACATGATTCTTGGACATGCCGACGGCGTATTCACTACCGGTAAGAAAAGGGCTTTAATTGAAATCAAATCCATTGGAATGGGAACCATTCGCATGGAAGCACCAGATACCCACAGACAGTATTCTGATGGTCAGTTGACATATGACGGAGTGTGGAAAGCCTTGCGTCATCCATTTGCCACCCATATTCGACAAGGCATGCTCTACATGCACGCCACCGGCATTCATAAGCTGATTTTTATTTACGAGTGGAAAGCATCCCAGGAAATAAAAGAGTTCTCAATTGAGTACATGCCAGAATTGATAAAACCAATCCTTGACAATTGTTTGAGGGTGAGAGACGCTATTGAGGATGGTATTCCACCAGAACGCCCGGCGTGGGCAGAAACACCAACCCACACGGCCTGCAAAAGTTGTCATTACAACAAACAATGCTGGAAAGGATAAGCATTATGTCCATTGAATCCCTTGAAGTTGAGTACTCTGATTTTCACAAACACTTTTCTTTGCCTTCCAGACCCGGCAATGGGATTCCTGAAATCCCATTTAATCTTGATGATCTGACCGATTCTCAGTTGATGTCTTATTATTCCCAATACACGGCATGGCTCAATTACTCCAAATCTCAACTTGTTTTGGCAGAGATTGCGGAAGAAAACGCTTCTAACGATTTAGATTTTGCAAAAGCAACTACGTTGATTAACCAATGGGATTCCAAAACTAAAGGTGAATTGGTTACTATTGCTAAAGCCAAAAGCAGTGTGTCTGAGATCGTGATGAACGCCCAAAACGCCCATACCAAGGCTCGTGCGTATCGCAAACTTGTTGATACAGTATTTGATCGATGTGAACGTGGCTCTCACCTCTTGTCAAGAGAGCTGAGTCGTCGCATTAGTATTGCCCCGCATGAAAAGAAGTTGTACAAATACATTCCATGATTAAAACACGCTGCTTAACATGCGGGACAGTGGTAGAACATAAACCACGGCAAATCATGGGCTGTGGTTGCGACCCAGACGCCCCCACTTGGGTGTACATTGAACTTGATGGTCGCATTCGCGGATTTAGCCAGGCAAAATGGGAAGTGATTGACGATGGGAAACAAGAACAAGGCTAAAGGTACTTCTTTTGAGACTGCCATTCGTGAGTACCTTAACAACAACGGTTTTGCAAAAGCCCACCGTACCGCGTTAGAGGGTGGTCAAGACAAAGGGGATATTCACGGCGTAGAGCAGACCATTCATAGTCTCGGCGGTGTTACTATTGTTCGAAAAGCCTGCATCCAATGCAAGAACCAAAAAACATTTAAGTTAAGTGAGTGGCTTAATGACACCGTGGAGCAAGCTACTCGTTTAGATGATGCTCTACCCATATTGGTTGTCAAACGACCCGGAAAAGGTGATAAAGCATTAGGAGACTCCTATGCCGTAATGCGCCTGTCTGACATTATTGCTATTTTAAAAGATGCGGGATTCTGCTAAACTTGTTTCTAAGTTTATTGTCAGGAGACAACGTGGCTGAACAACAAGTTACAAAAATTGAAGATGTCTTGAAAGTTTCAGGAAGTAGCAACCCCCAAAGCGTTGGCTCTATTTTGGCTCGGGCCATTGTTGCTGGACATTTTCCAAAAATGCGAGCCATTGGTGCAAGCGCTGTTAATCAAGCCGCTAAATCCGCCGCCATTGCACGTGGTTTTGTCGCCCCCCGTGGAATTGACCTAACTTACATTATTGGCTTTGATGATATTATTGGAGAGAACGGGGAAAGCATTTCTGCTATTTCCTTTAAACCGGTTGTGAGGTAATTTATGCCGCTGTTTCGACACAAGGGTCACCACGGCGGACGCTACGACGATCCGCATGGCGTGACCAAGCCAGCTCCTGTTAGTAACAAAGAATCAGTATATGACGCAGTCAGGCGTGGCGATGCCCGACCGTATGTCAAGCCTGATGGCACCACTGGTTACAAAGTAACAATTGATACCGAAGCGGCCCCAAGCAAGTGGGTCTTGCCCGAAAAAGAACAACGTCGCAAAGACAAGGCTATGAAGAAGATTAACAAGCCCAAGGAACGCGCCGAATCACAACGACGTGGTCTCGTATATGATCGTGCTCGTGCGGACGAAGAACGTCGACTTGACACTTATGGCCAAAACACTCTTAAAGAGGGCAAAGATGGACGTATAACAAAGGTTGCCAAGGGTGGCGTTGCTGGGGCGTACATTGAAGGTGGGTTTAAAGGCGTTGAAAAATACGATAAGAAAACCTATGGGAAAAAGTCGCGTCCTGAACAAATAAAAGCTCTTGACGAAAAAGAAGCTCACGAAGAAAAGAGGAAGCAAGGCGAATATCATAAAGATGTTCGAATCTAACTTTTAACATGGGTTTTATTCGCAAGCACGATCAACCAAAAGGCCAAATCACCGATATCAACGAATATCGGGGTAGGAAAGCCGCTGCGCCAAAGGACGCGTCTCTCAATCCGTCTCCCGATTATCGCGTTAAAGACATTGATCCATTAGAGTCTCACTATCAAAGTCAAGTAGATTTGCCAAAACAAGGTATGAAACGACCAAGCGCGGCCTCTAGACCGACGACAAGGTCAATCAAAAACTTTAAAATGTTTGTCTCAGAATCTTCAACGGCAACAATGGATTGGATGGCTAAAAAACTTGGTTTGTTGGGTGAAGATAAGACGTTGTTTACTGATGAGCCGTTTGGCGCATGGACCGGTCAAAAAGAAAATTGGCAACACAATCCACGATCAAATGAATATCACAGAAAAGACACGGGCCCGAACACAGAAGCTTTAAAGGGACGGTTGAAGGGGAAAAAGGGAGGCGCTGGTAAACCGCCCAAGCCACCCAAGAAACCACCGACTTTTAAAGACCCGTATCCAGAAAAAGACCCCTATTGGCACAAGGGTGACGATGATGACTACCCAGCAGCCTAAAAAAAAGAAAACTGCAAAAAAGAAAGCCAAGCCCAGGCCAATTTCTTCTGCTGCCGGGGCTGGCGGTGGTTTTATGACATCTATGGGCGGTAGGGGATGAAATGAGTCAACAAACCCAAGCGTTTGCTAACTGGAATAACCCCAGCATGCCGCCGGATGCCGGATCACAACCCTTGATGGGTCCGGCCCCGGTGTTTCGTAGTGCCAAAGATTATCAACTAGCCGGGTATCGAACTCTACAAGATACGACGTATCCAGACGGATACCTCGGCACAATGTCGTCCAACCGACGACAAGACAAAATTCTTGGAACACTCAGCCGAATGAATGCTCGCCAATATTCGCGTGGTGTTCACAAAGGCGAACGTATTAATCAAGGTGATTACCTATGGCCAGATGAATTTAATTTGTACACAGGCCTTAAATACCAACAAGCAGGTATCAAGTTCTCACCCCCAGGGGCTGAGCCTGTGCGTCTAACCAACGATGGAAAGGTTGGCCCCAAAGGGCTTCCTCGAACCACAGATCAGGAAGTGCCCGCTGAAGTCAATGCTCAACGTCGTGCGCAACTACAAACGCTACGACCCACTTGGAGATAATTGTGGCTCGTAAAGGCACAAGCAAATCTTTGAAACGTTTTGACGTTGCTCCAGAGTATCTCTACCCGGTTAGCCACACGGCGATGACTGTAGCAGCCCACTATTTGATGGATGCAGAAAACTATAAACAAGACATCAAAGATTCTCAAAACTTTGAAGATGAAGACGCTACATGGGTATCCCGTCATCATTTTGCTAACCCAAATTGGGGTGAACCATGGGACATGACCAAATACTATTACAAAGGTACAAGTCTTGACGACAATCCTAGGCATATCCCCAGTCTTGAAAAAGAAGCACAATTATTGTTATCAGGAAAAAAGTTGCCACAAACACAAGCCTATTATTCTTCTGGCATAGAAGAGGCTGCTACTGACGATTACTACAATCGATACCACAGGAAAAAAACTGGTGGACATCACGTAGGAAAGAATTATTACCCAAGAAGAAGCACCCACCAAGCTTATATTGATCAAATAGCTCGATGGGGATACAACGAGCAAGATTTTATGACAAAGGATCAACTCCCCAAAAGTGGTGCTAAAAATAAAATAAAGTTAATCGATGACAATCCAATGGACACCCTTTCTTGGGACACCACCGCACATAAGGTAATTACTGGAGAAGTTCTTGAAAAGGGTTTTGCGGCGCTACCAGCACAACGTTTTCCTTCAAACAAGTACGAGCCATTTCCAACTTACACACCGGAGTACCGAGGGTTTATACAACACCAATATGACCGTGTTCAATCTGGACAACCTAAAATCACCATTGAGGAATACGTAACTAACCACGTCCCAAACCATGATGCCCTACGGCGCAACGTAGAAAAGAAAAATGCCACTAAGTCAAAAAAGAAGCCAAAGTCTAATTCAGCGAAAACCGAAAAACCAAAAGCTGAAAAGACAAAAGCCCCATCAAAACCCTTGTCCAAGAACCAATTTGGCGGGGACCGTGGAGCAGAACAGCTAAAGCTTTTTTAATGATATTCTGGAGTATCTATGGCTGAAACTAAAAAATCAAAAAAACCATCGTTAGCTGATGGTGTTAAAAACAAGCGACTGGCACACCTTATTAGGACGCACGAACGAGTTGTTAAGGACGTTGGTAAGGCCTATGGTACTGGAGAAGGACTTACGGGTGAGAAAGCAAAAGCACATCAAGAACTTCTCAAAAGAGCACATGCTTCCCATAAAGAACAACTTAATGATCTTCTCAAACCTGGAAAAGAAGAAGAATTTAACGAAGAAGATCGAGAAGTAAGAGAGCGCAAAGCAGCCGAGCGAAAGGAAAAGGCCGTGGCAAAAAAGAATGAGAAGCCTGCAAAGGGAGAAGGCAAACCAGTAAAAGAGGAAAGCAAGCCAACACCCGAACCTGCCACCGAAAAGAAAGGACCAGGTCGCCCCAAAAAGACCACCCCAGCTGTCGATGCCGCAGTTGAGAAAGCATCTGAATCAATGGCAAAGAAAGACAAGCCCGCAAAGAAAGACACGCCCGCAAAGAAAGACAAGCCCGCAAAAACCGAAAAACCAACAAGCGAGAAAACTCCTACAGCTAATAAAAAGGACGATAAAGACCAACCGTCGGGTCCCCGCAACTTTGGCGCAAAGAAAGAAAAGAGCACCATTTGGGACGATGCAAAAGCAGCTGGTGGAGGTATGTCGTGGGGAGAACTTTCCGGCGATGAAAAAACGGGTGGAGGAACTGGTAAACCCAAGAACTTTGGAGCAAAAAAGAGGGGAGATGGTGGATATTGGGAAGAAGAGCGTAAAGCATCTGCCGCCCGAGCCGAAAAAGGGAAAAAGCAAGGTTCTTTTGATGAAAGCTCTTTTGATCAAGTCAAGCGAGACAATTCCGATGACATGGGCACATTTCGTAAGCCGGAAGGTGTAAATGTTGAGGCTGTTAATCCAACGGCAAAACCCGACGCAGCAAAACCCGACAAAAAAGGACTGGGACGTCTTCGAGGAACACTGACCAAGATTGGTAAGTTTCTTGAAGGCTCTGAAAAAGAGGCACGAAAGAAGGGAGAAGCAGCAGCTGCTGGCTCTCCTCCGCCAACCCCTCCCACGCCCCCTGCCGCAGGTGGCGGTGGAGCACCGCCGCCTACTCCTCCGTCAGGTGGTGGGAAACGTGTTCCAAAATCTCCTGCTCCAGCATCTCCTGCTCCAGCATCTCCCGATCCAGCATCTCCCGATCCAGCATCTCCCGATCCAGCACCTCCTGCGGATGGTGGATACCCCACCCCAGGTGGCCGATCCCGAGCATTTCAAGGCGGACACTCTGCATTTAACAATGTAGGAGCGGTTCAAGACATACGCATTGGCGGAGACAACTCTGGCGATATTACTGGTGGTAGTCCTTTCTCGTCTAATAACCAATATCTCCCCGGAAGCTACGGTGGTGTTGGCGGCGGCGGTGGCGGTGCAGCAACAATTACCAACAGTGGTCGTGCAACAGGCGGTGGCAAAGGACCCACAATTAGTAATAGTGGAGCTGCTCGTGCACATCCACGAGCCAAAAATGCCACACGAGGCGGCAGACGCACAACTAGAAGTAGTTAACTAAAGAAACAAGCGAAAAAGTAATGACACGTGGTAACGACGAGCGCCATAATGAAAATCGGAGACCAAAGCGTGAAATGCGGCCTATTTCAGGAATGGGTTTTGACCCATGGCCCCATTACACCCATAGAGAGGTGCTAATTTCTCCAGAAGTTCGTCCAAAAATGAGAACTAATATGGGCAGCAAAAAACGACATACTGCTGGTCCTCTTCAAGTTGTCGGGTATAATGTGACTCTTGAGTTTGATGAACAACCAAAGACGGTAGATAGTTACAAAACTTTTCCATTTACATCAGCAATTCAAGCAGTACGTTATATTGATGACCACTTTAATGCAGGGGCTACAGCAAACGAAGGTAAACTATTAACAAAAAGAGAGTATGTTGGAAGAATTGGGAGAAGATAAGTGACTAAAAAATCACCTGCATGGCAACGCAAAGAGGGCAAGAACCCTGAAGGCGGGCTGAACGCAAAAGGCCGCGCTTCGGCAAAAAAAGAAGGTCACAACCTCAAGCCTCCCGTGTCCAAGGAACAAGCGAAAAAGTCACCAAAAGACGCCGCTCGTCGCAAATCTTTTTGTGCTCGTATGGAAGGAATGAAGAAGAAGAACACGTCATCCAAGACGGCTAGAGACCCAAACAGCAGGATTAATAAATCCCTTCGCAAATGGGATTGCTAAGCCAATGGGTGAAATGAATATCCAGTACAAACACCGTACTACGAGTGATTAGTATACTATAATGTAAACATGCCAAATGGACGCAATAGAAAAAACGACACCCGTCGTCGTCCACAAAGACCTCGTGTTGGAGCCGTGTACGAATGGCATCCTAGCGGTTTGGACAAAGATAAATCCAAATTAAAAATTGAACCAGGGTCGCTGGTAAGGGTTGCCAAAGGCGGTCAATTTGGTTCTTTGAGATTACCACCGCCATTTACATACGTAGAAGACCCTATAAGCGGTAATTTTTTAGGATTGACGCTTGACGAGAGCCTGAAACCACGAAACACAAAAAACCGATAATCTGACACCAAAGTTTGGAAAACAACATGACTGACCAGCCCAATCGCCTTCTAGTTTGTTGGAGAAACGTTGACGGTAGAAAAGAGGATGGTGTCATTTACAAAATGAAACCGTACGACGGTCCAACAGAATACGACATGGAGTTGTTGGATATTTTGGAACGTCATAAAGCACGCAACCAAGACCACGAAAATTGGCGTGCTCTCATTTTCAGAACCGACAAGGAAACGGCTGACAAGTTGGACGCGGAAACCGCAATCAAGAACGAGTTGAAAAATCACGATATTATCATCAAAGATTTTCGTGACGAGTTGAAGGTAGATGCTTTGAACTGTTTCAACAGGCATAGCCGTCCCAACAGCGGATGCGTAGATTGGTGTGACGAATCCAAAACAATTGGCCGTAAGATTGGTGTGCCAAAAGAAAAACGCCAGTATTTATGC